AGCTTTCCTTACCATAATTCTCGTCACAATTATTTTTCATTTTGTTTTTATTTTGTTATTATTTTACATAACAATTATATTAAATATTTTTATATTATTTTTTTATCGTAACATTTTTATTTTTATTAATTTTTTTTCTTATCATAACAAAAATAATTATTTTTTTATTTTTTTTATTATCTTTTATGCTAACAAAATATTTATAAGTTTTTCCTTACCATAAATTATCGTAACAAATTATTTTTATATTTTTATTTTATTATTATCATTTATCATAACAAATTATTTTTAATTTTGTTATTTTTATTTGTTATCATTTATCGTAACATTTTTTTTATTTTCAGTTTTTTCTTCTTACCATAAATTATCGTAACAAATTATTTTTATATTTTTATTTTATTTGTTATCATTTATCATAACAAAATTTTTTTATTTATAATTATTTTTTTCGACATCATTTATCGTAACAAAAATTTTTTTTATTTTTATTTTTTTCTTACCATATTTTATCGTAACAAAATTTTATTTATTATTCTATTTTTTTTATTATCATTTATCATCACAAAATATTTTTAAATAGTTTTATTTATTTTATTATTTATTATGCTAACAAAATATTTTTTTTATTATTTTTTCTTCTTACCATAAATTAAAAACTATTACTTTATAATTTTGCTACAATTGTAGAGTAATAACTTTTTCAAAAACCTATTACTTTAATCTATTACCAAAATTTTACTTTAATAAAATTAGGACTTAAAGAGACTTTTGCTCTTATATATATTAAAATGGAAACAGAAATTATACTCTCTACACGTAACAAAAAAATTATTGATTTTTATAAAAATAATCCATCTCTAGATTTCGAACAAGTTAACCTTTTATGTGTTGACCTTTTTGAAAATATTCTTCAAGATGCTGCTAATGCTATGAATAAATCTATCAGCTCTCAAATTCTTTCTGAATGTAATGATAATAAGTCTATGCTTAAAGAACTTAATACTCAATTATCTTTTCTTCAAAAATCAGTCTCAAATATCTCTAATGAAGTTATTATTAAATTCTTAGATATCAAAAAAGATTATGTTGAAGAAGTCAAAAATATATTTAACTCTAATACTAACGATAAATATGATAAATTATTATTAATGATCGAAAAAAATAACACAAATCTTTTGGATAAAACTATTAATATTTTTAATGATAATAATAATAAATCTCTTGAAAAAACTTCTTCTCTTATCGATAAAAGTACTTTACAACTTATTGATAAAACTAATCTTCTTCTCAGAGAACTTATCCCTGAAATTCATAATAACTCTAATAAAGATATTATTAACGAAATTAATAAATTTCAACTATCTATTAATGATGAACTTAAACAACTTTATAATAATGAAAAAAATATTGATAATCAAATTATTGATTTCTTAAATAAAACTTCTGAACATGATAAAATTATTTCTGAACTTAACTTCTTCCTTAACAAAAATAAAGAAATTCAAATTGAAAACTTTGTTACTAATATTGAAATTAAATTCTCAACTTTACTTCAATCTTTCATGAATGATACACAACAACAAAGAAATAAACATGATAAAGTTTTCGGTGATCTTGAAGAATATCTTAATAAATATAGAAACTCCAGTTTTAAAGGACAACTTTGTGAAAATCGTCTACGCTCTATTCTTAATAAATTAATTCCTACTGCTGAAGTTATCGACACTTCAGGTATCAAAGAATCAGGAGATTGTATCCTAAAACGTGACGGTAAAGATTCTATACTTTTTGAAACTAAAGAATATGATACTAACGTTAACCCTGATGAAGTTAAAAAATTTATTAGAGATTGTGATATTCAAAAATGTCACGGCATTTTCTTATCACAAATTTCAGGTATTACTACTAAAAATAACTATCATATTGATTATCATAAAGGATTTTTTCTTGTTTATGTTCACTATGCTGAATATATGCCTTCCAAAATTCAAGTAGCTATAGATATTATTGACTCTATCTCATCCAAATTTAAAGAACTTTCTTTTACTTCTGATGATACTAATGACTCCATCTCTAAAGAAATTCTTGATGATATTAATGACGAATATCAACGTTTTATTACTCAAAAAATTAATCTTCAAAATATTGTTAAAGACTTTGAAAAAAAAATTATGTCGCAACTTAATGATATCAAAATACCAACACTAGATAATTATCTCTCTAAAAAATACGCTACTACACAAAAAACACAAACTTGTGATATTTGTAAAGTTTTTACTACTGAAACTACACGTAGCCTCGCTGCTCATAAACGTCACTGTAAATCTAATAATATTATTATTGAAACACAACCTGCTACTCCAAATACAACTCAAACTCCACTCTAAAAATATTCGGAATACTTATAGGCTTGTATATACTTCTATAATTCTCCATTGCTGTTAATATTCCATTTATAGAATAATAAATTACTGAATATACTTTCTGATTATTTACTAATTCTTCAAAACTCGGCATATTTATATTTTCTTCTAACTCTATCTCTCTTATATAATCTATTATCAAATTCTCAGGAGCATCTAAATATATATTGTTTACTATCAAATATTGAATATAATTTAACATCAATTTTTCTACCATATTTTTTATCCTGGTTTTATGCTCCTTCCTCATTATATCATATGTATCATGCTTATCTACCTCTTTATGTAATTCCTCAATCAAAAAACTTAATACATTCTTCATATATTCCCATATTTTATTCAAAATATCATATAACTTATTTATATCTTTTACATATTTCCTCACATCTGAATTCAAATATTCAAGATTATTTATATTATATTCCAAAACTACTCTCTCCATAATATTATTTATTATAATTATTCAAATACTTATTCCTTTTTCTCATCCATCAACATTATCGCCATCGCTGAATAATTATGTAAATCTAATAATGTATCCCTTATACTCTCATTATCTACCATATTTATTCCGTTATTTGTTATTGACATCGCACGTTGTATCTTGTCTCCCATTCTTACTAATACTCCTATTGTACCATAATTCGCAAATGCATCTCCATAATCCGCATTCTTCTTTCTAAATAATTCTAATCCTTCATTCTGTACTTTTATCATCTGTTCTACACGATTCATTTATTCTTCCTTTTTATCTTTTTTACCTAAATTATACGAAAAAAATTATAAAAATTAAATTATTTTTTATAAATTTTTATTTTAATTTTACTCATTTTTAATTTCTTCTACTTGCTCAGCAACTGGCTCAACAACTGGCTCAACAACTGGCTCGGCAACTGGCTCAGCAACTGGCTCCACAACTGGCTCCACAACTGGCTCCACAACTGGCTCCACAACTGGCTCAGCAACTGGCTCCACAACTGGCTCTGCTAAGGGCTCGGCAACTGGCTCGGCAACTGGCTCAGCAACTGGCTCCACAACTGGCTCCACAACTGGCTCTGCTAAGGGCTCGGCAACTGGCTCAACAACTGGCTCGGCAACTGGCTCGGCAACTGGCTCAACAACTGGCTCGGTAACTGGCTCGACAACTGGCTCGGCAACTGGCTCGGCAACTGGCTCAACAACTGGCTCGGTAACTGGCTCGGCAACTGGCTCAACAACTGGCTCGGTAACTGGCTCGGCAACTGGCTCAACAACTGGCTCTTCTAGTGGCTCTGCTAAGGGCTCGGTAACTGGCTCTGCTAAGGGCTCGGTAACTGGCTCTGCTAAGGGCTCGGCAACTATTTCTTTATTTTCATCTTTTTTATTTTCATTTACACATACAATTTCTATTTTATTTTCCATATTCTGTGTATTTTCCATAATCTGTCCGTTTGGTTTTTCTAAGGAGTCATCATCACCCTTTATTTCTATGACCTGTTTCTTATTTTCAAAATTAGTAACATCTATTTTTACTGAACTATCAGATTCTGAAATAATATCAGATTGTGAAAAAAATAATGGATATGGATTTTTTTTACTATCTTTTTTATTAAAAATCTTCTTTATAAATTTTGAAATTATTCCCATCTATAATTTATATAATAACTTAATAAATTGTTTTTAATTATTTTTACTTCATACTAAATATGTTTTTAATATTTTTTTATATAATTTATACCCAAACTTATATCCATACTTTATTATTTTTGAACTTTCCTTTATATGTAATACCCTCTTTATCCATAAAATAAAATAAATAATATAACAAATTAAAAAAGATAACATTTTTATTATATTATATCTCACATTATCTATTATATCCCACTCATTTATATCACTACACATTGTCGTCTTACGTCCTCTTATTAAAAATCGCTGCATCTGAACCATTCCTTCTATTATTCTTGTCTCATGAAAATACTCATTCTTTATATTTATCGCATCTAGTATTTTATCCTCATTAAATATATTTATATATATTCGTCTTATTTTCCTCTTCTTATGAAGAATATATGGATAAAATCCATCTATATACCTATCATTATATACTAACTTCCTATCTGTTACATACGGCACATGACATGACATCTTTATTATCTCTAATAATTCATCTACACTTTTATACTTATTCACTACTATCTGTTTACATAATATTACATCAAAATACGTTATATATATCTTTCCTGATATTGACTTTACTATTTCTTCCGTTATATGTTCCCTTACTATCAATAATATATCATCTATATTCGTAAAATAACATCTCGTCTTATAAATATCTAATATCCTATTATATAAATCATTGTATAACTCTATCTTATCTATATGATATAATAATGCTAATATCGCACTTATACTACACGATGATATACGATTTATTTTTACCTTCCCTTCCTCCTCTAAAGCTTTTAATACTAATAAAGATCCATATAAATAACTACCATTCCAAGCACCACCACTCATTATTAAATCTATATTCATTACCTTATCTATCCTTATGTCATTCAAATAAGAATATAAATAATCCCTCATTTTTCTTACTATTATATTATTTTTTATTTTTAATATTCATACAATAATTCCGCTACTATCGATATAGACCAATCATTCCCATGCAAATTTAATGTATTCCCCCATGAATCCTGTAATACCAACTTCATTCTACTTATATTTACTGGCCCAAAATATGTTCTACCATTATACATTAAACTACTACCATAATCCACTATCGGATCTCCTATATTCGGCTTCGACTTTATTGGAATCAATGCAAATACATCAGTCGTTGTTGGACCTGTTGTTCTATATTTATATGTATTATTACGATTATCCAATATTTGATTCAATGAATATAACTGATTCTGCGTTAATGTCCTCGGTGAACTAGGTATATATACTGGATTCGCTGTTCCTGATGCTGGAGTATTCGCACATACATAATTTATATCAGCATTATAATATGACGGCACACTAAGTGTCGTATTTGTATCCGATATATTTACTAACCCCTTGTTTAAATGATTCTGATTAAAATCATCTAATACTATTAATAAATATCTTGTACCAAATGTATCAACCGGCCCTTGCGATATCACCTTGTATCCATTTGATGCATTCAATATTCTACCAAACGTTATCGGATAATCCTTATCACTATCCGTAGCTATCGGTCTAAAACCTAATATATACCCCATATTATAATTCAACTTCATTAAATTACCACATGGATTACCACTACAATCCTGCCTTGTCAATGAATCATAAAATATTATTGAACATAACGTTGAACTTGATGATATAAATGATGATGTACCATTCACACTATTATACGATATATCTATTACTGCACCAGCTCCATTCCCTGGTATCGTACTCTTTAATACCGCACTTATCGCACTTATTAATCCTGAAGGACTATAATTACCATCATCTATCTGTATCAAATATGTATTCCCTGCAATCGTCACCCAAAAACATGATGTACCCATTGTCCTGTCTATCGTATACCACGTATAAGGTATCTGTACTGAATATAACTTTAATGATAACACTTTTACTAAAGGATCCGATAAATCAAACGTATAATCCGTCGCAGATGACGGTCCTGATGTATTTCCTGTATAAGGCGATATATTCTGACGAAATTGACTATCTAACACCACTATCTGCGATGTTGTATTTTTTAATGTTGGATTTAATGAACCCTGCACAACTGGTACAGCATACGCATTTAATACTCCTAACTGCTCTCTCTTCATCTGAAAATGATTGCCATTCTTATCATCAAACGTCTTTACCTTGTTTTTACGCTGAGTCACCTTTGAATCCTCTACATCATTATTTTGCTTTAAATATTCATTCTGCCACCATTCTTTTAATTCGTTCGGTTCATCATTTTGATTTATTTCATAATCCTCTCCCTCTTCTTCCTCCAATAATTTATTATACTCTTCTAATATCTTTGTCTCCGCCTGACTTAAAAAACTTCTCGCTAAATTCGGAAATCGTTGCTTCAATACATTTATTCTTTCCTTTATTTCACTTTCTGTCACATTTTCAAAATCTGTGTTTAATCCAAACATTAATAGTAAATCACTCACTTTATAATTCTCTATGTTTTTCAACTTCTTTACATCCATTAAAAATAAGTATTATATTTTATATTTTATATGTTTTATTATTTTTTATTATCTATCATTATTTCATATTTTCAAATATATATTCACCATATTCCTTTTTAAATAAATTTCGGAAAAATCCTGAAAAACTATATCCATACCTATTACACTCTAACCAATTCGGTAATTGCGTTATACCTTGCCCCCTCTTACTATGTTTCGCTCCTCTGAATAATAACTGCTCCAATACATTTATTACACGTTTATCGTATTCATCTTTTATACGCTCTTTATCCACACGATATTCACCCACATATATATACCTATTGTAATTCCCTGTTTTATATATCGGTCTTGCCTTTTTCGGATACTCCTGCTTTATTATAAAACCAATACCCTCTATTATATTCTTCTCATTATTCATCTCAATTATAAATATATTACTTCCTAACGGTAATGTAGGTGATATTACTACTGGAGTACCATATATACACCCTTTCATATTATTACGTTCTCTCCAATTTCTATTTTCACTTATTGTTTCATTATTAAAACGTGTTGTCGCTATTGTAAACATTTTTATATTTAATTTACTTGGATTTACTTGAATTTACTTCAATTTACTTGAATTTACTTGAATTTACTTGAATTTACTTGGATTTATTTGTCTTTTTATTTATTATTTTATTTCTTTATTCAATTTTTTATTTATTTACTACTTATTTTATACATATAATGTATCTTATAAATACTAACCTTGCATGGACCCAGGTAAAGCATTAATAGCAAGTTTAGAAATTATTAAAGTTTTATATGAAACTGCTGAACTTTATCGTCGTTTAGATACTATTAATTCAAACTTTTTAAATGAACTTGCTATTTTGAATACCTTAAAAGACCAAATTATTAAATCTCGACGTATGCAAGGTAACCAAATCGTCGATAATTATGTTTGCGATATTAATAAAAAACTTAATAAAGTTAAAAATATTGTTCAAGATATCGAACATGCTAACTTCTTTAAAAAAATTATGTATACTAAAAAAATTGAAAAATTAACAAAACAAATCACTATTCTTGTCAAAAAACTTCGCCTATTATTAGAATTAAAAAAAGATATGATGATGTCTAGTAAACTAGATATTGCAAATATTATTATTGATATCCCTGGTAGAGAATTTTGGGAAAATAACTTTGGTAGCGAAAATATACAAGTTAATGAAAATATTTTTTTTAGTGCACTACGCTTTAATACAAACCTTATTTCCACTGAAATTACTTTCCTCAAAAAAATTATTAATGATGATAAAGACAAATTTATTACCGCCTTCGAATTTCAAGAATGGCTCGACTTCTTCGGAGATTTCTCCGTTGTTATGCGCAGAACTATTGAAAGCCTTTTCGACACTTCCGAATATGATACTTACTCTTGGTATTACGCTACAATTAATAAAAATCAAATTCATAATGTACTTCTTGAACAACCTTTTATCGTAAGAAAACATACTACGCAAAAAGGAGTCTTTATTATGAACTTTTATTATGAACATATTCTTTGTAACTTTTTTATCCGTAATCATAAAAATACTTTCACATTAGAAAAAATACCTAATATGAATCCCACCGAATTAGATATTTTTTCACGTATACAAATTTATACTTCGCCTTCACTCGCAACTATCGTTAATAATATCGATTCTACTGTTTTTCACGGTGAATCCGGTTTTCATAAACCTAACTCATGGCATGAACAAAGAAATAAATTTGCTGACCAAGAAATTAATATGAATTCATCTTCACAAAAATCTTCTAATAATATTGATGACGGTAAACCTGCGTTCCTTATGTCTTTCTTTGATGGTATCACAGATAGCTTATCATCTATCGATATCCCAAAAATTGAAATCCCTGATATTAATATATCTGAAAATGTTAATTCTTTTGTTTCTTTTTTTAATTGTGTAAATAAAAGAAAATAATCAATATAATCTATATAAAAATACATTTTTATTATACATTATATATTTCTTCTTCGGTAAGTATCTTTTACATTTTTTATTTTATTATGCATACACAATCCGCATTATATTACTTCTCACCTATTTTTACATATTTTATTAGTATTTCTTTTTTTATTTATTTACAAAAATTCATATTTGATTTGGGGTTTAAAGCACTTTCTATGTATATTTTACATAATAAAACCTTTAAAAATGTTACTAATAAACAAAATAATTATAACGAATATATCGAGAATTTAACTTATGATAAACGCATGTATATTGTTAAAAATATTTGGAAATCTTTCGTTTTCTCATGCATTTTCTTATTTGGTACACCTGTCATTTTTGACGGCTTCTTAAATGATGTATGGAATAATTATTTCTTTTGGACTGTCGGTATTATTTATCCTTCTATCGATATTAGTGGAATTATTTATGTTAGAAATATCCCTATTACTACCGTTATTAATTATCTTAGTATTTTCTCTTTGGGTTATCTTAACACCACGGTTGATTATAATGTTAATGGATATTACCGCTCCTTCTTACTTTATACCTATTTTACTGTTTCATCTTTTATTGTTAACTTTTATATGGGTGCACGTTACCTTATTTACGATGCAACTACTAAAAACATTATCTGCAATATTTGTTATTGGACTTATAGCTTATGTATAGGTCTTAACTTTATTTCACAATGTTATGTATTCTCAAATGTTGATTTTAATAATTACATTTATATCTACTTTATTCTTTTTTGCTTCTTTTTTAATAATAATTTAAAACTTTTGAACTTTTTAAAATCTCAATGTCAAGTTCTTTATATTGATGAATATATCTATGATTATATTACAAACTTTATTAAATCATTTTCTTTAAAAAATAACGTTAAATTTAATAATAATGAATATGACTCTAGCGATGAATATGACTCTAGTGATGATGACGATCGTGATGATTCTGATCATGACAATACTCAAAATACTCACTCAAAACATAAATAGCTATCACTTTCTATTTTTTCTTGTTTTTTGTTTTTGTCCTTTTGATTTACTATAATTAAATCTTGTCGCTACCTTTACTGGTTTACTATTCCTTTTTAACTTCCCTAATGTCTTCTTATCATTATTTACTATTATATCTATCACATTTCTATAATACTCTCTAAAAATATTACGATTCTTCTTTAAATCATCCGCTGTAAACCATCTTATTTCACTTTTCTCAAATAATCCATTCGTTGGATGATCCGCTAACGGTTTTAAATACTCCATTATAAATTTATAATTATTATTAAAATAATATGGTAATTTCTCATCATAATCTATTTTTATTAAATATGAATATCTCTTATCATACGCAAATTCATCTATCTTATTCTTCATTATATATTTCTTAAAATCTTTCTTGTCTCCGAAAAAACCATTCAACTCCTCACATCCCTCCCTTGTTGTTATTTCCATTACATTCTCTCCTGGCTTACTACCTCCTCCAAAATCTCCCCAATCAAAATTCTTATCACGCTCTGCTGAGCCTTCTCTGCCAAATAAATAATATACTTTCCCCTTATGTAAAGCTACCGGTATCACCCCTGAACCTACCATTTAACTTATATAGTTTATATATATTTTTTATTATTTCTATATATAAACTTATCGCTTATATTATTATGAAAAATTGTTGCATATGTGGAACTGTTAGAAATTGTTCACAATATCTTAATAATGTATTTTCTAATATCGAAAAAATCAGTTCACTTTTTGACGATTATGTTATATTATTATATTATGACTCTTCCGATGATAACACTCTCGATCTTTTACAATCTTATAAATTAAAAAATAATAAACTTATTTTTCATATAAATACTGAACCTGCTGTTTTCTCTAATTATTATAGAACATATAACATCGCAAAAGGACGCAATTGGTGTATTCAATATATTAGAAATAATTTCCCTACTTGGAATTATTTTATTATGATGGATTTTGATAATGTATGTAGCTCAAATATTAATTTACATATCTTAAAAAAACATCTTTCTGATGCCGTTTATAGCTCTTGGGACGCTTTGTCTTTTAATAAAAAACCATACTATGATATTTGGGCTCTTTCCATCTTCCCATTCGTTCATAGTTCTCTACACTTTAATATCGGAAATATGGACGGCACAAAAATTGTATCTAACTTTATTAATCATGTCATTTCTACCACACCTAAAAATAATTATATTAAATGCTTCTCCGCCTTTAACGGTTTCGCTATTTATAAAACTAATAAGTTTTTGAATTGCAACTATGATTCTAAATGCAGATTTGACCTCATCCCTGAATCCGCATTAAAATATTATTATAAATTAGTATCTTTCAATAATAACTCTATTCATGTTGATTGTGAACATCGCGCATTTCATTATGAAGCTATTAAATTAAATAATGCACAAATTTGTATCACTACTGACATTCTGTTTCCATAATTTTTATTTCGGAAATTCTAATAACTTATTTTTATTATTTGTTATCATTGCATATACACTTATTATTGGAAAACTTACTGGATATGTCACGCCTGATACCATTCCAATTGTTGTATATCCTATTATATTTGTAAAATATTTATGAGATTGATTTATTATCTCTTTATCATTATAACATTTACATAACCCTACGATTAATCCTGTTGATGTTCCTAACGGTAAGGTTATTTTTAGTCCATCTTGATAGATTTTTATTATATTTTCATTCGTTATTGTTTTCTTTATTATATTTATTATTCCTGTATACATACTTGATTTATTGGTTTACTATAAAATACAATTCAATTATATTATATTTTTACATTTTGTTTATATTGTTTATATAATAATATAAACATTACACCATAGTTATAGTAAAAACTTTATTATGAATTCTTCATCTACTACTTGTTCTTCTAGCGATAGCGATAGCGATAACAACAGCGATAACAATAGCGATAGCGATAACGATAGTTCCAATGAAAATAACTGTACACACTATAACACTCATTGTAAATTTATTTCACCATGTTGTAAAAAACCTTATTCATGTAGACATTGTCACAATGAAAATGAATCCCATGAAATTGATCGTTTCGCTATCAATGAACTTATATGTAATAAATGCAACACTAATCAATCTATTTCTCAACAATGTAAAAATTGCTCTATAACATTTTCTTCCTATTTTTGTGGAAAATGCAATTTTATGGATTCACCTACTACTAAAAATTATTATCATTGCGATGATTGCGGTATTTGTCGTGTCGGTAATAAAAATGATTACTTCCACTGTTATTCATGCAAATGTTGTCTCAGTATTACACTTAAAGATAATCATAAATGCAAAGATAACTTATTACAACAAGATTGCTGCATTTGTCTCGAAAATTTCTTTTACTCCACTAGAACATCTATAAAAATACCATGCGGACATTTCTTGCATATTGATTGTCTCAGTTTACATATGAAAAATAATAAAATTAATTGCCCACTTTGTAGAAAGATTATTTTTGAAGGAGAAAGACTTGCTCTCTATATCAATACCATCGATACACTCATTCAAAATAACCCTATTGATGATTCTTTGTCTCATATTGTCAATATTAAATGTTACGATTGCCATCTACAATCAGAAATTAAATACCACTATTTCGGTATTAAATGCAGTCATTGCGGCGGATATAATACTACTATTGAATAATCAATGTATAAAACTTTTACAACCTTATGCGTGGAATGGGAGGTTACTACATTTTGATAATAATATTATCAATTATTATCAAATATTTTATTTCAAATATTTCCTTTCAAAATCCAAAAAATGTAAATATACTATAAACTCTCGGACGTAAAACCATCGAATGAATACTTTCAACCTCTCGTTTTAATGTATTCGTATCAATATCTATTAGATCCTCACCACTACATCTACGCTTATATCTATTATTACGTTCAATCTTTTGTTCCTCAATTCGCTTCCGCTCACATCGTGCTTTATATCTAGCTTCTCTCGTTGATGGTGTCATGTATTTGATAGTATATAAACTATGCATCTAAAGTAATTTATTTATACGTTTATGCTTTATATCATTTTTTTACATTTTTATTGCATACATGTAGGATCTACTACTTGGGCTGGGCTGGGCTGGGCTTGGATACATGTAGGATCCACTACGACGGCGGAACATAACAATCACTACTACTATACCCTCCTAATGAAAACTTTATTGGATACTCAAAACCCTCCAATAAATTCTTTCTTGCTATATTATGCTCCGCTACTTGAGCATTTATATTTGTATCTAATGTCACATAATTAAAATAATTATTCACTTTACAATTACTATTTCCATTATAAAATATTTGATATGATGGATCCACATAATAATGATCCCTTATATTATCAGGTGCTATTACATTCGCTGAATTATCATACTTAAACTCTACTCCCTGATAATTAAATACAAAAAAATTACCATTATATATCTCACTCGTATTTACATTATTTATATTTAAATTCCCTGGGGTTGACGGCGGCGGAGATAATAAATACTTCCCCTTGGTTATATCTAATAAATCACTATAACTTCTACTCCCACTTAAACAATAATTACTTCTATTACTTAAATTACTCTGATTCGCTGTTAATATATATGTTCCATTATAAGTATTCGCTTTACTTGTTTCCCATGGCTTTAATGATGGCGGATTTGCTAATGTTTCCACTAAATTCACAGTTCCATTATATTTCACTTTCGCTTTTAAATAACTTGTTCTATCTCCTGATGATAAATTCTTATTCGGTATTTTAAATGCCCTTCTTATACTATTATTTGTTGTCGATGACATATATATTATAAAAATTTATTATATTTTACAATTTTTATAATATTATAACTACTACATTATTATTATCTCTTTATGAATATACACACTCTATCGCCAATTCTATCGTAAAATCCAAATTATTTAAACTTATTACACGACCATACTCATCATATAAGGTTACTCTCATCTTCTGAATATCTACTGGACCAAAAAATTTCTTTATCTTATTTACTTCCGTCAATGATAAATCCATCTGCCATGTATTAAATGGTCCTACCGCCGTATAAAACGCCGATAAATTTATCTTCGCCAATATATTCGGTATCGATATTGAATCACTATGAGCCGCTATAAAATAACCATTCGAATTATTCTGATAATCATCTATCGCAATATAACCATATAATGGCATTCTCATATAACACGGTGATTCCGATATTGTTGTTCCTAATAATAATGGTCCTACATTACTACTTACATATTCCGAATTTCTAAAACCTAATAACCAGCCCAAAAATAACATCACATTCTTATTATAATTTATTTGACCTTGCGTAGCTACCGGATTCGCTGGATAATAATCCACATTCATTATTATTTTAAAATATAACGGCGCTCCTGCAGCCTGTAACTGACCAAATATACTCTTACCACTCGCCTTATCTATCGAATATCTTAATTTATAATCTATTCCACTATTATTTGGACTTAATGGATCATTTATTAAACGCTCGTTTATTGCATCCGCTATCAATGCTGCCCTTGTATCTGACTGCTGATATAATCCATCAGGTATTACCAAATTATATGTATTACCATACGCATTAGTTGCACCCCACTCTATCTGTATTATATTATTTCCATACGACTCACTTACATTATATATTGACATCGGCAATGTTACACTTACTAAACGATATGATATCACCTTGTCAAATCTTGTCGGTAATGTTACATGATAATCACTACTTTTTGTTGTAAAATAATTATCTCTAAAACGTGAATCTAAAGTTAACCCCTTTAATAATGTCTTAAAAGATACTGGATTTATTACTCCTGATGGTGCTCCATATGATGCTATATTTAATCCATCTGCTTTTGGAGTAAAATTACTTGCTGCATATGGATCTTTTATTATTAATTTGTCAGTATTCGGAACCATATTTACCTTAAAATCATCAAACTTTTGGACTAAATCTTTATTCGCCTCTCTCATACCTTCATTTATACTGTTGATTAATACCTTGGAAGCCTTCTCTAAAAATGTATTTATATTATTCTTTGTTTCATGCCCTATCGATAAATCATTCATTATTTTATTACATAAACCATCCTTCCTATTTATTACATCATTCATTCCATAAGTATTTGATTGTAATGAAAAAAAATCCTCTAATTCATATATCGTATAATTATCAACATTTAAATCAAATATTTCCATTATATAAAATTACTTATTATTTTTTTATATATTTATTTTATTTATAAATCATATTCTTTTAACTCCATATTATTTATAATATTTACATTTTTATCTATATTATAAATTTATCTATATTGTAAATTTCTCACTCTTTAATGACCACAACTTCTACAACTTGTATTCTTTATCGCCATTAATGCTCCCATATTAAATGTTTCTGTCGGTACATATGATCGCCCACTTATCTGCATATTTGATGGCGGTGGTGGTGTTGATTTCTCCACTTTATTATTGTAATACATCGTATTTTTATTCATAAAAAACATTTCTATTTTCCTCATTTTATATTTTATATATATTTTTTTTAACAATTCAAAGGAGTAAAACACTGATTTGAATAAGCTATTCCATACTTTAATGTCTTATCTCCTTGTAAAGGTATATTGTTTTGAGCACTCGCTTGACTTTGGGTTCGTAATGCTGATTTACCTTTTAAACGTGCTAAATATCTATCATATGATCCATGCTTCATATCAACTCCTTTCCCTGCTGCTGATGTTGATCCTGGCCTACACGCTGTTACCGATGTTTTTGTTGATGATGATAATGTTCGTCTCGGTACATTTCTATGTACTTCGCCTGGTACTGCTCTATCACTCATCTGATTCCAATTTACATATTGAAATCTACTTATCGGTGATGTATATACGTTTAAAGCACCTACATTCATTATATACTCTGATGAATCTACTCTTACTGTATTTTGAATTCGCTTTTGGTTCGGAACATTTGCTACACTTGATTCTGTTGAACTATTTGGACCTACGGTATTTGATGGATAATGCCCACATGCTCTACAACCTATCACTTCAGGAAAATCTATTTCTCCTGGATAATAACAACTAACACACGCTGTATGTGGATAATATGGATAATTCGGTATTGACATTTCTATATTAAATCATTATAATAAAAAAACTTGTAATTTAACATTTATTCAGGATTTTTATTTACTATTATTTCTTTACTTATATTCTTAATGATTTTCTTTCCTTTCTTATCATCCTCCATGACTGGTTGGTATAAACGATTTACCATTAATACATACTCATCTTGTAAATGCGTTATTTTATCCCAGTCAGGATGAGCATCTGTCCACATGTTTAACGCATATTGTTCCTTTTCAATGATTTCTTCGATCGTTTCTTTAAACTTTTCATTGTTTTCATCTTTTGTCCACTTTTCGTTGTCTTTAATATACAATGTATCACGCTTAAAATCTGTACAATGAATCGGACGTTCGTGGATTTCTAATTGCTTTAATCCACGTATAATAATATTGCTAATCCCTTCCACCAATCCATTGATTCGTGTATACTTTAAATCATCCATCGTAATATCGATGTTATCCACAAATTGATTAAGATTCATTGCATTTTTACATGTTTCGTTTAAAAAGAAATGTAAATTAAATGTCTTATTGTTATTATTACTATTTGTAATTGTTGTATTTCCTATTTTGGGTGTTATTTCAGCAATTGTTTTTACTAATTCCTTATTTTGATTCATAACTTCTAATATTAATTTTTTTAAATTTGTTGTATCATTTATGTTATCATTCGTTACTATTTTTTCATTATTTATTTCATTATTACACTTTTTCTTATGTCTCCATAATGTTGTTCTACTATTAAAAGATAGTCCACATAAACAATTAAAAATATCTTTTGGCATTTTTTTTGTTTCATTTGTTTCATTTTTATGTTTACGTGTATTTAAATGTTTATTATAATTGCTTTCTTTACAGCATATAAAGTCACATTTTTCACAATAAAAATTTTCGGCATTTTTCGGCATTTTTTCTTGTTTCATTTGTTTCATATATTGAAACAATAAAAAATGCCTAAATAGTTTTCATAAAATATATATTTTTATAAAAAAAAATTATCGTAACAATTTTTTCAATCCATAAAATGAAATTATACCATTATGGTAACAATCACTTTTTTAACGTTTTTTTCTATTATTAATATTCAAAAATCAAAAATGGACATTTTTTTTGTCCATTTTTTAAAATCCCATTTCAAAATTTAAAAAATAAATGAATGATTATTGTATATTTTCGGCATTTTATTTGTTTCATTTTTGTTTCATTTTTTATTTACATAACAAAATAATTTCAACATTATAAATTATTCTTATCATAATAAGTTACAAATTAATATAATCTTATTTTGGGGCATTTTTGGCATTTTTTTTGTTTCACTTTTGAAACATGAAAAAATGCCGATTTTGGTTTACAAAAACTTAAAAAAAAATATCGTAACAAAAATTTCAATCTAAAAAATGAATTTAGAGCATTATGGTCACACTCACTTTTTTAACGTTTTTTTCTATTATTAATATTCAAAAATGAAAAATGGACATTTTATTTTTGTCCATTTTTTAAAATCCCATTTCAAAATTTAAAAAATAAATGAATGATTAATCTATATATTTGGGGTTTTTCTTGTTTCATTTTTGTTTCATTTTTTATTTATGGGATGATTATTAATAACATGAAAAAGATTAACAAACGATTAATGATGTAAAATATATATTATATTTTTTGGGGTTTTTTGGGGTAAAAATTTGTTTCATTTTGTTTCATTTTGTTTCATTTTGTTTCATTATTATTTCGGCATTTTTGGCATTTTTTGGTAAGTATTTGGTAAGTATTTGGTAAGTATTTTTTATTATGCTAACAAATATTTTTGTTAAATAATAATTTATAAATACATAATCCATATAAATCTTTTTTATTTTTTTTATTGGCATTTTTTGGCATTTTTTAGTAAGTATAAAATACTTACCAAAAAAAATGCCGATTTTGGTTTTAAAAAACTTAAAAAAATATCGTAACAATTTTTTCAATTAATAAAATGAATTTATACCATTATGGTCACAATCACTTTTTTAACGTTTTTTTCTATTATTAATATGGCAAAATGAAAAATGGACATTTTTTTTTATCCATTTTTTAAAATCCCATTTCAAAATTTAAAAAATAATTCAATGATTAATCTATATATTTGGCATTTTTTTATTGTATTTTTATTGTATTTTTTATTATGGTAACAATAAAATATTTTTTTACATTTAAATAAAACGAGAATAGGGTTTATTAATTATTCATTATATTTTGGCATTTTATTGTTTTTTTTTATTGTATAAAAATACAACAAAAAAAATGCCGATTTTGGTTTAAAAAACTTTAAAAAAATTATCGTAACAATTTTTTCAATCAATAAAATGAATTTACACCATTATGGTCACAATCACTTTTTCAACGTTTTTTTCTATTATTAATATTCGAAAATGAAAAATGGACATTTATTTTGTCCATTTTTTAAAATCCCATTTCAAAATTTAAAAAAATAAATGAATGATTAATCTATATTTTTGGAATTTTATTTGTTTCATTTTTGTTTCATTTTTTATTTACATAACAAAATATTTTCAATATTATAAAATATTCTTATCATATTACATTAGAAACATACATAATTTTATTTTTGGCATTTTTTTGGCATTTTTTTTGTTTCACTTTTGAAACATGAAAAAATGCCGATTTTGGTTTACAAAAACTTAAAAAAAATTATCGTAACAAAAATTTCAATCTAAAAAATGAAATTAGACCATTATGGTCACAATCACTTTTTTAACGTTTTTTTCTATTATTAATATTCAAAAATGAAAAATGGACATTTTATTTTTGTCCATTTTTTAAAATCCCATTTCAAAATTTAAAAAAATAATTGATTACATTCATTGGGAGGACTAGACATTAGAATTCTTTCTAGCAAGATTTTTATATTTTTTATTTCTGAATATATACTTCTTTGCTAATGTTATGAATAATTTTCTTTTCTTTCTTTTCATCTTCCATCACTGGTTGATACATACGATTTACCATTAATACATATTCGTCTTGTAAATGAGGAATTTTATCCCAGTCCGGATGAGCATCGGTCCACATATTTAAAGCACACTGTTCTTTTTCAATAATTTCTTCAATTGTTTCTTTAAATATTTCATTGTTTTCATCTTTACACCATTTTTCGTTGTCTTTAATATATAAGGTATCACGCTTTAAGTCTGTACAATGAATGGGACGTTCGTGGATTTCTAGTTGTTTTAATCCACGTATAATAATATCACTGACCCCTTCTACTAACCCATTAATTCTTGTATTTTTTAAATCATCCATGGTAATATCGATGTTATCCACAAACTGATTCAGATTCATTGCATTTTTACATGTTTCATTTAAAAAAAAGTGTAAATTAAATGTTTTATTGTTATTATTACTATTTGTAATTGTTGTATTTCCTATTTTTGGTGTCATTTCAGAAATGGTTTTTACTAATTCCTTGTTTTGATTCATAACTTCTAATATTAAATTTTTTAAATTTTTTTCATTATTTATTTCGTTATTTTTTTCATTATTTATTTCATTATTTATTTCATTATTTATTTCATTATTTATTTCATTATTTAATAAATTATTACATTTCTTTTTATGTCTCCATAATCCTGAGTTATCTTTATAATTTTTTCCACAATTACACTGATAAACTGGTTTGGGGTTTTTTTCCATTGATTTTGATTGACAAACATTGAAATTATGTTTTTTGGTGTTATTATGTCTATTGAAATCTTTTTTATTACATGTATTAAAGTCACACAAATTACAGAAAAAAATTAGGGGTTTTTTGGGGTAAAATTCATTGCTAAACATTGTATATATAAGCAATCTAAAAAACCCCTAAATTGTTGTCATAAAATCTTAAAAAAAATTATCGTAACAAAATTTTCAATCTAAAAAATGAAATTAGACCATTATGGTCACACTCACATTTTCAACGTTTTTTTCTATTATTAATATGCCAAAATCAAAAATGGACATTTTATTTTTGTCCATTTTTAAAAATCCCATTTCAAAATTTAAAAAAAGAATCGATGTATTTATTGCGAGATTGGGAGGACTAGGAAGTATAAATAGTAGATTCTAAAACTTTCTATATATCTTAAGAGCATCTTTCATAATCTTAAATCAACAGATTATGAAAAATATACAGATTATGAAAAATTAAAAAATAATAATTATTTAAAATTATTTATTTAAAATTATTTATGTAAAATTATTTATTTAAAATTAATTATTAAAATTATTAATAAATTCTAAGTTTTGATAACAATTCAGCTGTTTTTATTCCTTTTGCACTATTACCAAAATTATCTAATGGAGGAGATAATATAGCAATTCCCATTATTCCAGGTATAACCATCATAATAATACCACCAACCCCACTTTTTGCAGGAATATGAATTTTATTAAACCATTTTTCTGAATAATTATACATTCCACCTTTCATCATCTCAGCAACAATAAATTCTACATGATCATGTGTTATTAATTTTCTTTTTGTAATAGGATTTACACCATTATTTGCAATTGTTGCAGCCATTAATGCGACATCTTTAGTTGTTACCATAACAGAACATTGTTTTGTATAAACATCAACAACAGTATCAACTTCACCATAAAAACGGTCATAAGAATGCAATAAATAAGCAAGAGATTTATTATGTGAAATATTATTCATTTCAGATTGATAAACTTTTTTATTTACTTTTAATTTTCTATTTGCAAAAAGACTCATATTTTCGACAATTTTTTTAGTCATAATATTATTATTTTCTTTATCTGATAATCTTTTGTTATATAATAAACTAGCAGTAGCCATTGCACCAGCATTTACAAATGGATTAATAGTATGGTTTTTTGAAGTTTCTACTGCTTGAATTGAATTAAACTTATGGTCCGATCCGGCATATCCAATTTTTTCAAATAATTTATCAACATTATGCTTTTTCAATGCTAATGCAAGTGTAAAAACCTTTGAAACAGATTCGATTGCAACTTCAGTATCACAATCACCAATATCAATGGTTTCTCCATGAATTCCACAAATAGAAATAGAATATAAATTTGGATTTACTTTCTTTAACTCAGGAATATAATCAGCATTTTCACCAATCTTACGATTTTTTAATTTATTATATATTTTTTCAATATCTTCAACACGATACATAAAATATATAATAATTATATATTATTTTCATTTATACTTTGAAATATTCATTCATAAATTTTTCACTATATAGTTCATCTAAATGATTTACTGAAAACTGTTTTTCATGTTTTTCTATTTCACGCATATTAATTTTATCAGGTGTTTTTGGGACAATCGTTTCTAGATTAAAGATATTTCGTATTTTATTCGCATTTTTGTCCATTTAAAAATATATATTTAAAATATATAATTATTTAAGTTATGTCAACACAAACTCAAATTATTCAAAGTAAAGGTAAGGTTTTATCAACTGTGAATAATAAAAAAGTAAAAGATATAGAATGGGAAGGAAAGTCAGACGGTAAAAATGTACAAGTAACAATAACGGAAAATGGAAAAACACAAAAAATATCTTCACAATTACCTAATGTAGAAATATATAATGATAATTTTGATAAATTAGCAGGATTGGATAATGGAAGTAAATCAAATCAACATAACAATATTATTATGAAAATAGAAGAAAAGAATATAGGTCTTGGACCATTAATTATCTCCGAAATATTAAAATTGGGAGAATTAGAAGACTATATAAATTCAATACCATCACCAAATGAATTAGAAAATGTTATACTTAAACCAAGACCATATTCCACACATAATAAAACCTTGAGATATACAGATTATGGAAAAATAACAGATAATGGAAAAAGAATTAAATCTAAAAATTTATTTAAATCATTTACTATTAAAAATGTAAAAAAAGATAGAAAAAAAGGGCTTTCATTTAAAAATAAACTAATAAAAAATCCCAAAAATAATCAATTCAAAACAAATACAAGAAAAAATAAATTATAATAATAAAATGAAAAAGGTAATTAGATAAATTATATATATTTAAGATATATATAATTCATATGCCGAACTGGAAACAAGTCGGAGGATACGATAGATCATCTACAAATAATTTTGTACGAAATCCAAATATGAATCCAGGCATATTAGATGTAAGTAACATAGTAGGTGATAATATAATTATGGATGGAACAGCAATACATAATATACATGATCCTGTTTTACCTAATGATATTGCAACACGAAGTTGGGTAATTCATCAAGCTTTAATGAGAGGTAATACTGGAGCAACTGGTTATCAAGGATGGGTTGGAGCTCTTGGTGCAACAGGTTCAACTGGTGCTACAGGAGATGTTGGCCATTTTGGTGCACGTGGTATTAGTGGAGTAACAGGAGCAAGTGGATCAACTGGTGCAACTGGCTCAACCGGTTCTACAGGTTCAACCGGTGCTACAGGTTCTGCAGGAGCAACTGGTTCAATCGGTGCTACAGGTGCTACAGGTGCAACAGGTTCAACAGGCACAACCGGTGGAACAGGATCAACTGGTATTTTTGGCTCTCAAGGATCCGCTGGAGCAACAGGTGCTACAGGATCAACAGGTGCTACAGGAGCAACCGGATCAACAGGAGCAACTGGTTCAATCGGTTCTGCAGGAATGACTGGACTTATTGGTTTTGCTGGTGCAACTGGTGCAACTGGCGCAACTGGCGGAATTGGTTCAACTGGCGCAACTGGAGCACTTGGAAGCGTAGGAATCTACGGTGCGGTCGGAAGTAGAGGAGCATCAACCAATATAGTTACATATTTAAACAGTAATACAACAATGACAGGACCAGCTACGCCGATTACAACAACATTTGTAGCCAATGCACCTTATAATAAAGTAGTTGTTACACCATTAGGTATATCAACATCAATTCCTTCTTTTACTATATTTACATGTGTTACCCCAAGATTTGTTGACTCATATGATATGAGCAACAATATTATATGGTATTATGGAGGCGCTAAATATAATGATGCAACATATACTAATGGTAATGGTGTAGTATATGAATATAATAGTTATACTGATTTATGGACAATGGTTTTGCAGTTTAATCAATTGACTAATGGAAACATATGTAATACGCCAAATGGTGTGAATACATTATGCGTAGATGTAAGTAGTAATACATTATTTATTGGTGGGTCGTATTTAACATCATTAGTTGGAGGAACATGGTGTGGAACAGCGCCTCCAGTAACACCTGGACAATCACCAAATAATTATTTTGCAAATGCAATTACTGTTAATTTGGGAAGCTCTCAAGTTCCTCAACCATCATCGATTAATATAAACGTTAGTATTAATATAGGTGACAATAGTACAACAAGCACGGCAATTGTTAGTACAGCATGTTCATATGCACCACGTTCATTTATGGTTGGAGGATACTTTGTAAATGCTGGACCATATAATAATAAAACACTTATAACGCCAAATAATGTTTGTAATCTAATTGTAAATTTTCCGAATACTGATACATATAATTATTGCGGAACAATTGCAGGTGATGGTTTATATAATACGAACTCATTTAATATTGTTACATCACCATTACCAGTATTTAATATGCTTACATCTTATAATTCAACCAATAATACTGGTGGAATATTTATGTTTACAAGCTGCGATACAGTAAGAAATGGCGGAACAAATAGTTTTTCTAATGGCGCATCTTTTGTTTTCTGTTATAATCCAAGTACAAAAATATATACAAGAGTATTGGAAAATGTGGATGGGATTACAAGTGGTTATGCATATGGTGCATGCTTGATTCAACAATCAACATATGATTTGAGTGGAAATGTGGCAATTATATATGGAGGGAAAACAACATATAATGGTATGTTATGTATTATGGCAATAACAAATCCCAGTCAGAATCCTCCTCAAGCAACAATATGGAGTCAAGGGTCGGTTGCGAGTAATACTATTAATAATATTCAGTGGCTAGGTGGGTATGGTATAGATGAAGCAGTCCTTACTTTATATGATGGAGTGAATACAAATATGGCGGTTTCAATAAAAAATGAGAAATCATTTAATATAATAGATACATTTACGAATTATTGTAGTATTGATTATACATTAGGTCCAATAGATCCTAATAATATGTATGCATATATTGTTTATATTGCAACAACGTCTACACAACAAGATAGTAAAGGGAATGTGAATGTAAATGCATTATCGTATTATTCAAGTGATGATGTAACAATTAATTTTCCTAATAGAACTTTAATGTCATCAAATCATAAATATGATAGTGTCGTAATAAAATATCGTTATGATAGCATAACTGTAATAGGAGATGGTAGTGGTAATTGGTATTTAACAGGTTTTTCAAATCCTTCGAGAAATGCATATATACTTTCGCCTGAATCATTATATGAACCAATAATTACAACAGTTTTGCCAGGTAACAAGAAGGTATTAATTATATGGACTCCTCCTACAAACGCAGGAACATCGGTTCAATCATATGTTATTAAATATAGTGTATATGGTTATGATACCATAGAAACTATATGGCCAACATTTATACCTGGAAATGCTACATCTGAGACGATTACAGGATTAAGTAATGGGACTACATATAATTTTAAAATATATGCTGTTAATTTAGTGGGTGATGGGAAAATAGCAAGTTTCAATTCTATGCCTATAGGTGAGCCAAATAAAATAACATACTTTGTAGGTGCCCCAGCAGGAAATCAAGTAACGCTTACATGGGCTGCACCAAATAATGGAGGATCGGCTATAACAAAATACGTTTTAACATATACACCGACAAATAGTAATGACTTTCCTGTATCACCAATAGATATATCTGCAAATCTTACAACAAAACTTATTACAGGTTTAACAAATGGTACCCAATATACATTTACAATTGCAGCGGCGAATAGTATTGGAATATGCCAAGATTTGGCGAGTGTTATTTCAATTCCTGGTACGGTTCCATCACAGATAACAACATTTACAGGAACTTCATCGGCGAAACAAATAACACTAAATTGGTCAGCACCAAATTCAAATGGAATGCCGATTACATCATATACTATTAAATACACATATACTACTTTATCCACTCTTCAAAATGTTACATTAACAGGAATAACAGGATTGACTACTACAATAAATAATTTATTAAATAATATAGCTTATTCATTTCAAATTACGGCGATTAATTCATTTGGCTCAGGTGTTTATTCAAATGCGACTGTAATAACAACTCCGGATGTTCCATCACAAGTAACTGGTTCTGTAACTGTTGGTGTACAACAAGCATCGCTTACATGGGCTGCTCCTACATCGAATGGTGGTATGCCAATTACGAAATATACAATTACATATACTCCAACAACAGGAACACCAAGTACTCCATATGATGTATCAGCAAATGTAACAAGCCAAACATTTACCAATTTATTGAATGGTACATCATATTCATTTAATATTGTTGCAGTAAATCAGGTTGGTTCGAGTATTAATTCTAATTTAATTATTGCGACTATACCGGATGTTCCATCGAAAATTGTTAATGTTACAGCCTTATCTACTGATAAACAACAAATTACATTTTCATGGTTTCCTGCTGTTAATAATGGAAGTGTTCTTACAAATTATACTATAAAATATTCTCCATTAGGAACTTCAAATATTGTATCACCATTTACGATTTCGCCTTCATTGACAAGTTATACTATTACAGGATTGGCTGATAATACACAATATACATTCAGTATTGCAGGTATTAATGCGGTAGGAACAGGTTCATATTCAGACCAAATTACATATACATCACCGACAATACCTGGTCCAATATTAAATTTAAAATCATATCCGAATTATCAGGTTGTACAGGTGGAGTGGAATCAACCATCTTTCAATGGTGGATTGCCTTTGACAGGGTATTCAATTCAATATTTTATAACAGGACAACCACAAACATTGGTTCAATATACAAGACCTTTAGGAACAGAATTATTGATATCTGAACCTATACCGAACTTGGTAATAGGAACTCAATATACAATACAGGTTGCTGCTATAAATAAAGTAGGAACAGGACCGTATACAAATGTGAATCAAACACCAGCAATTAATCCTAGTAAGATAACCGTGTTTAATGGAAGCGCATCGAAAACGGCGGTAGGTCAAATAGATTTGAATTGGATTATTCCGTATAATGGTGGTGTTGCAATTTTGAGTTATAATTTATTGTATGGAATTCAAGGGCAAGTCCAAAATTTATATACTCCTGCAATAAATGGCGGAAGTACTACTTTCTTTTCAGTACAAGGACTTCAAAATAATACAACATATACATTTCAAATAGCTGCAGTAAATAGTTTTGGAGTAGGTACTTATTCAAATATGTTAACAGTGACAACTACAAGTGTTCCAGGACAAGTGACTATATTTAATGGTGCTCCTTCACAAACAGTTCCTAGACAAATAGATTTAATATGGAATCCACCATCTAGTAATGGAGGTATGTCATTAACATCATATAATTTATTATATGGAATACAAGGACAACCCCAAAGTTTATATTCTGCTGGAACAATATCAGGAAATACAATAGCTTTATCCATTACAGGACTTGTAAATGGTACAAATTATACTTTTCAAATTGCTGCTGTAAATCCTGTAGGTGCTGGAATTTATTCGAATACATTAAATGTAACATCCTTAAATTTGCCTTCAGATACTGTATGGGGATTAACTGTTACACCAAATGCAACAACATCATCATATTTATTAAATTGGAATTTATATTACGGAACATCGACAGATTCAATATTATTATTTAATTATCAAGTTGGGAATACAATAAATATAAATACCCAAAATAATTTATCAACCGATATATACTCTGCAGGAAGAAATGTTGTTGTGCAATATGATTTAAATAATTATTTGATTGGTGTTATTAATACATATGCAAATTCAGTATTAAATATTACTATACAACAGATACAAACAAATATAACATCATATTCAACAACTTTATATCAAGGGAATGGACCTGCTATTTATTGGGGGTCGAACACAAATATTCCAATGTATTTTTACGAGCCTAGTTATGTAATTAAGAGTTATAAAACTAAAATAACATCTATTAATGCAATTATTTCAGGTGGAAATAATGTATATATGAATATAATAAATAATAATACAAATAGTATTATTGCAACAAGTCCACCAGTCGCAAGTCCGAATGGTGCAACTACATTTAATTTTTCAAATGTAGTAATTCCACCGAATATTGGGTTTTATGTTCAAGTTATATCTACATCAGGTGGGTTTAATTGGCAAGGTACTGGAAATAATACAAATAGTTTTGTTGGAAGTGTTAATGGAACATATCTTGATTCATGGAAGATATCAATTGGGACAAGCGTGAATTATACAGACATAACATCGTATATGATTACATATACCCCAAATAATGGTACACCGAGTTCACCAATTACAAATATTCCATTTAATACTACAAGTCAAACTATTACAATGCAATCAAATCAGACATCTAATGTAACATTTAATATTCAACCTGTAAATATAATTGGAAATGGTCCAATGTCATTATATGGTGTTACTTCGAATTTTATACCTTCAACACCAACCATTACGAATATATCATTTATTGATCCGAATAACATTAATGTTGCATGGAGTTCATTGGGAGTGAATATATCAAGTTTTTCAGTATCTGTATACGATTTATATGATAATTCAATAAATACGATAACTGGTATATCAAATACATCAACAAATATAAATATTGGGAATACATCATTATTAAGTGTATCAACAACATATTATGTCATTGTATATTCTGTAAATCCATATTTTACAAGACAGAGTAATGCTAGTTATTTTGATTATAATAATAATCAAACAACTATAACAATTAATAATGCACCAAATATGATTCCTCTTACTAGTTCACAAAGTAGTTCAGGTTATGTATGGTTTTTTAATAGTGATGGTAGTCCGTATCAAAATTGGATTACTCGTACAAATGTAATGAAGCCACCTTATAATATAACAGATTTATATTGTTTTAATAATAATTATGGTTATCCTGTTTCAATGCTATATCAAACGCAAGATCTTAATAATATTTTCCCATACATAATTCCTCGTTCAGAACAAAATCCAATTATACCATTATATCCATTAAGTTATACAATACCATATAATTTTAATAGTTCTGTTAATATTAATAATATTTCTGTAACATTATCTACTACTTTATCTGATAATTCAAATTATAATATTCCTTCAAATTTTAATCAAATATATTCATCATTAACATTTAGTATTAACAATACTAGTAATAATAATGTAGTATATACTAGAACTATTACAGATTATACAGTATCAGATATATCATTTAATACTATTCCTGATAGGGGTAGTGGTACATACACGAAAACATCTGCAAATATAAAAATTTCATTGAATCAAAATATATTTATTAGTAGTGGAAGTTATAATTTAGTTGTTAGCTTTACTATTCCAAATCCTTTTTCAGATTCTAATATTAATTATTTCATAAGTTATTATGGACTTCCAAGTATTATAGGTGGTATTAATGTTGATGCTAATAATAATCCTGCTATAACTTTAGATTATAAACCATATATACTTAATATACTTCCAACTCCACCATCTCGAGTAACTGTATTTAATGGTACACCATCTCAAACTGTTAGAGGACAAATTGATTTATCATGGACAGCCCCAAATAATAATGGTATTGCAATAACATCATATAATTTATTATATGGAATACAAGGACAGGCTCAAAGTTTATATACTCCTACAATACAAGGGAATGCAACATCTTTATCAATTACAGGACTTCAATATAATACAGTATATTCATTTAAAATAGCAGCTGTTAATCAAAATAGTATTGCATTATATTCAAATATTTTAAATATTACACCAAATAATTTTATTCCTGGGCAAATAACTGTATTTAATGGTGTTTCTTCATTAACAGTACCTGCCCAAATTGATTTATCATGGAACCCTCCAATAGATAATGGTGGTTCTGTAATCACATCATATAATTTATTATATGGAATACAAGGGCAGAGTCAAAGTTTATATACTCCTACAATATCAGGGAATGCAACATCTTTATCTATACCTGGTCTTCAATATAATTCAATATATACATTTAAAATAGCAGCAGTTAATTCAATTGGTATAGCTGTATATTCAAATATATTGTCTCTAACTGTTCCAGGTCTTCCATTTCAAGTAACTGTATTTAATGGTACAGCATCTCAAAGTGTAGGAGGACAAATTGATTTAACATGGAATGCTCCAAATAATGGTGGTTCTGCAATAACATCATATAATTTATCTTATGGTTTACAAGGACTGACTCAAAGTTTATATACTCCTACAATACCAGGGAATGCAACATCTTTATCAATTACAGGGCTTCAAAATACAGTATATACATTTAAAATAGCAGCTGTTAATTTGATGGGTACAGGAATTTATTCAAATACTTTAAATATTACACCAAATATTTTGGTTCCTGGTCCTGTAGTAAATTTATCATATAATGTAGGCTTTGGTAGTGGTACAGTGCAATTTTATTGGCAGCCTCCATCTGATAATGGTGGTTCTCCAATAACAGGATATACTATAACTACTAGTTTTGTTGATTCTTTCTCAATGGGTGGTGTAACTTCGGATATTAATACTTATTATGTTACTGCGTCAACTAATTCTTATCCTGTGAATCTTCCTTACATGATGATGCCGGCTGCAGGTAATAATTATTTTGCAATAGCTGCAACAAATAGTGTTGGAACAGGAAGTGTTACAACTTTTGATTTATATACTTTTTATAATAATTGAAAGAATATATACAATACATTTACTAAAAAAGTAATTAGATAAAATAAAAATAATATGTAATAAAAATATAATATATAATCTATATTCAATATAGTATAAAATATAAATTATATGTCTGAAAGTTGGAAACAAGTAGGAGGATTTAAACGTTCAGGAAATCAAAATTTTGTAAGAGTTCCTAATTTAACAATAGGGAATATGGAAATATCTAGTTATTCCAATTCAATTGATATGTGTGGGAATTTTATTAGAAATTTACCTGATCCTATATTACCTCAAGATGCTGCAACTCGTGATTGGGTTATAAGAGAAGTGAATGCATATATTGGTGCTACTGGTGCGACCGGTGCTACTGGTTCGACAGGTGCGACAGGTGCACAAGGTCATCCAGGTGCTACTGGTCCTACCGGCGCTACTGGCGCAACAGGCGCTACCGGTGCAACAGGGGCTACCGGCGCTACAGGGGCAACAGGGGCTACCGGCGCAACAGGAGCTACAGGGGCGACAGGTGCAACAGGGGCAACAGGGGCTACAGGGGCAACAGGGGCTACAGGGGCAACAGGTGCAACAGGGGCGACAGGGGCAACAGGTGCAACAGGAGCGACAGGGGCTACAGGAGCTACAGGAGCAACAGGGGCTACCGGCGCTACAGGGGCGACAGGCGCAACAGGTGCTACCGGCGCTACAGGGGCAACAGGGGCACAAGGGGCAACAGGAGCAACAGGAGCAACAGGAGCAACAGGGGCACAAGGAGCGACAGGAGCAACAGGGGCACCAGGAGCAACAGGGGCGACAGGACCGACAGGACCAACAGGACCTGTAGGAGGGAATATTAATCGATTTGTGGGTGTTCAAAATGTGATTATTCCGAATCCTACATATACAGGTGAGACAGTATGTTATATAAATAATTTTAATACAAATATAAATTTATTTTTTAGTCCAAATAAGTTATATTATTTGGGTACTTCTTATAGTACATGTACAATATTAAATATTTATGATTCAATAACAATAGTTGGAAATACGAATCCGAATGGTTGGTTTGTGCAATCGATATCTAATATAGGTTCAAATGCATATATTTTTTCTGCGTTATAAAATAAATTGAAATGGAAAAAAGAATATTATATTATTTACAAATAATTATTTACAAATAAATTATTTATTTATAAATAAATTTTACAATGGTAGAATTACCAGTGCCTGATTACCTTGCGAAATTAAATCCTCATGAGAGAGATGAATGTATTAAATTTGATGCTGGACCGCATATTTATACAATTAATAATGATTCATCAAAAAAATATACATCAGTAACAACGTGGAATCATTCTCATTTTGCGCATTTTGATGCTGATAAAATTATAGATAATATGATGCGTTCAAAAAAATGGTCTGAGAGTAAATATTATGGAATGACGAAAGATGAGATAAAGGCATCATGGGATAAGAATCGTGATGCGGCTGCTGGTGCAGGTACAAATATGCATTATGATATTGAATGTTATTATAATAAGTGTCCAAATAATAATGAATCGATTGAATATAGTTATTTTCTTCGTTTTGTGGCGGATTTTCCTCATTTAAAACCATATAGGACAGAGTGGATGGTTTTTCATGAAGAGTTACGATTGGCAGGTTCAATAGATATGGTATTTGACAATGGTGATGGAACGTTATCAATTTATGATTGGAAAAGATGTAAAGAAATAAAGAAACATGATATCAAATGTTCAATAACACCTTGTATAGAACATTTACCTGATACGAATTATTGGCATTATTGTTTGCAATTGAATACTTATAAGGCTATTTTAGAAGAGAAATATGGTAAAAAAATAACGGATTTATATTTGGTATGTTTGCATCCTGAAAATAAGAATAATTCGTATATAAGAATAAAGGTGGTTGATTTACAAATAGAGGTGAGAAATTTATTTGAATATAGAAAGAACCAATTGTTGGAAAATGAGGAAGACTTGAATAATAAAGATGAAGAAGAAAATCATTAAAGAATAGAAAAAATTAGTTAGATAAAATTAGTTAGATAAAATTAGTTAGATAATAATAAATATATTATTTTTAATTAGTAAAATGGAATTTAATTATACATTATTGAATAGTATTCATGTGTATGAAGGTATGGAATTAATAGATTTTTTTATACCTCTTTCCTTTGTTTCATTAACATTATTATTAATAGAATATGGTAAGTTTTATACATTAAGAAATAATTCTGAAGATGAAAATAGTGAAAGCGATGAAAATATGAATGAAAAAGAAGATGAGACTGAAAGTTATAAAAAAAAGTATTTTGATGACTATGATGAATTAGAATCAAAAGAATTAACTGAGAATTATGTAAAAGATTTGAAATTAAATATTATTAAAGAGACAACACCGAAGGGGGATATAATAATGTATTATGATTCAAATTTAGAGTCATTTATATATCACTGTAAATCAAAAGATATTCCTTTTGAATATTTAGAAACAGTTGCTAGAAAGTATGTAATAACATATGATTGTAAGGTTTTATATGTTGATATAAGAAAAGAAATAGAAAAGGGTGTTCAAAAGGTGAAGGAAGTGATTGCAAAGAAGGAAAATGAAAAAAATATGAAATTAGAAGAAGAGAAGAAAAAGAAAACGATTTATGCAACTTTTAAAACATATAACAGAAAAGCGGAAGTAAATCCTGAACAAAAGGATAAGATTTATGTGTTAAAGGAGAATTGTAATCGTTATTCATATAGAGGTAAGATTGAAGATTATAAAGAGATTCATGTAAATGAACGTGGACATGTAAATGAACGTGGAGAAGTAAGTGAAGAGAATACAAATAATAAAAATGAATGTAGTGATGTAGAAAAAACGGAAATAATAAATACAAACATAATGAATTATGCTGAATTCAAAAAGTTAAAGCAGTTGTAAAATGTCAATGATAATTTTATTATTATTATAATATAAGTAATAATAAAATTATGAAATCTAATGTAACAAAAAAAAGATTTAATAAAATAAAAAATAAAAAAAGGAATACAAGAAGATTAAAGAAAATGAAATTAAAGAACTATAGTAATAAAACGAGACGTTCACATAGTGGCGGTGCTTTTGGTTTTGGTAAAAAGAAGACAGAAAGTAGTGGTGCTCCTGGACTTACTGGTGAACAACAATTCAGTGATTTAAATAAAAAAATGGCAGAAGATGCTGCAAAGGCTACCGCAGATCGAGAAGCAGCAGAGGCAAAAGCAAAAGCAGCGGCAGAAAAAGCGGCAGCTAATGAAGCAAAAAAGAAGGAAATTGCTGCATCAAAAGAAGCTGCAGCGCAGGATAAAAATCTTACATTAGCTCAAAAAGCGAAGAATCTTGCAAGAACAGCATCAGGACAAACGGCATTAACATCGGAACAACATGCTCAAAAGGATGCTGAAGAAAAAGCTGCAAAAGAAAAGGCTGCGAAAGAGAAAGAAGAGGCGGAAAAGAAAAAACTAGAGGAGCATAATAAAAAGCAAGAGGAGGATGCAAAGAAGAAAGCGGCTGAAGCAGAGGCAGCCAAAGGGAAGTTATCATTAAAAGATAAATTATTAAACAAGGCTAAAATGGCTACAGGAAAAGGTGAAATAATGACTGAAGAAAAGAAAAGAGAAGAAAATGCGAAGAAAGAGGAGGAAAATAAAAAGAAAGCAGAAGAAAAAGCGGCGAAAGATGCTGCAAAAAAGGCGGATAATGAGGCGAAGAAAGCTGCAAAGAAGGATGCAAAAGCTGCGAAGAAAGCGGCAAAGGGAAGTTCAGGAAGTGGATTAGGTAGTGCGTTAGGTTCTATGGTTAGTAGTGGAAGTAGTGGAAGTAGTGGTATGGGTATGGGTGCTGAAGGTCCAACTGCACAAGAGATGCAACAACTAGAAAAAGATTATCAAAATAGAAAAGTAGCGCCATTACAAAACTGGGGTGTTACACTAGATATGGTACCTGATACAACTCAATTACCGGATGTTATTTCGCCGAATAATCCTGATGATTTATCAAAGGTTCAAGAGGCGTTAAAGTTAAAGTATGAATTAGCGATGCAAGATCCTCAATTAGCAAAGCAATTACAAAATATTAAAGATAAGGAACAAATGTCTACTTTGGAATTAATAATGGTTGATTTGGCATCTCTTCCTGGGCAGATGGCGAGAGGATATATTGATTTCTTAGAGGCAATGGTATTAGGTTTTAAAAATCAGGCTGAATCATTTAGAGCAACTTCTGAAACGAGTGCGGTTAATGCTCTTACAATGGAACAATTTGCAAAGAAAAGAGCATCAATGACTGGTGTAAATGTTCAGCAAGGTGGACAGGGTGAAGAAGGCGGAGTTAGCGGAGTTAGCGAAGAAGGAGTAAAAACAACAACACCTGAATCGCCGATGGAACAAGCCAAGAAAGATATGGAAGATTCACAATCCAAATTGCCTGATATTAATTTGGCGGATGAGGCTGATAAAAAATTGAAAGAGATAGATATTGGTAAAGAACATATGTCAGATAAAGAAAAGGAGGCATCAGATAAGGCGATAGAAGATAATGCGAATGAATATATTGAAAAAAACAAGAAAATGTTGATTATAATAATGGAGAAAGTGATAAATTATCTTTTAATTATTAATGAGTTGAAAAAGACAAATCCTGATGTGGAAAGTTTGTATGATATACCGTTAGATAAATTAAATGATATGTTAGGTGAATCGGCATCTCCTGAAACAATAAAAGAATTAGATGAGAAAAAGAAATTATTAACTGATTATTTAAAAAAATATGTTGACACTGTTGTAAAAGAAGAAAGAGAAACAATAATAAATAATATAAAAGCGGTATCAGATGCTGAATTAGAAGGATATATTCAAAGTTTAAATATGGGAATGAAGAATATACCTGCAAATTATTTATCAAATTTGGTAGGTAATTTATCGAGTGCGGCATTGGCTACACCGAAGTCAATGTTAACCGAAGGGCTTGCACCTGTAAATGCAGTATCAGGATCTATAGCAGCAGTAAATAATGCTGTTGCCCAAAATTTAGCTGCGAATGAACAATTTATAGCGGCTCAGGCAAAGATGGAAGAAGATAAATTAAAGGCAATACAAAATGCAATACCATCACAGGGACAATCAGGAGGTAGAACAAAGAAGAATAAACCGATGGCATATTATAAGATGAAGAAAACTAGTAGAGCTATTAAAAAAAGAAAAAATCAAATACTTAAAAGTGTAAATAAATTTACAAGAGAAAATTGTAATCGTAAATTAATTCGTAAAAAATTAAAAAAATGTTTGGAATAGATGTATGATGAAAATTGAAATGTATGATGAAAATTGAAATGTATGATGAAAATTGAAATGTATCATGAAAATGTTTCAAAGTTGTATAACAGTTTAAATATTATAAATTATGTTATATACAATAATATTATAACATAATAAAAATGAAAATAAAAGAAATTATGAATAATTTAAAAAATAAGATATATATTATGACCCAAAAAGAAGAAAAAAGAGCGAAAAAAAGAATAATAAAAATACATGGAAAATATTATGATCTTACAAATTTCAATCATCCTGGAGGTCCGATTGCAATAATGGCTGCAAATGGTCGTGATGCGACAGCTTTATTTGAGTCTCATCATATTTTTAGTGATAGAGATAAAATAAATAAGATTATGGAAAAGTATGAAATTCCTGAAGATAAACAAGAAAAATATAAATCATATATGTTACCAGGGGAAGAAGAAAATTATGATTTATTTGATTGGAATGAGACATTACATTCTGACTTTACGAAAGATTTAAAAACTAATGTTTATAATTATTTTGAAAAAATTTCAAAAGATAAAAAAATACCAATAACGCAAGCGATAAAGGCTAATAATCAAAAATGGTTTGAATTTTATTTATTTGGTGGTATGACATTAATTTCATATTATCATATGATTTTTTCGGATAGTCTATTATGGAGTTGGATTAACACAGCATTATTTCCTTTTTTTTATTGGTTATGTGGATCTATGTATCATGATGGTTCACATTTTGCAATATCAAATGATTGGCGTATAAATTGGTATATACAATATTTATTTTTTATGTTTTCAAGTCCATATACGTGGTTACATCAACATGTTATAGGACACCATCAATATACAAATATAGACAATAAGGATCCTGATTTACATCACAGTCCTAATTTATTTCGTTATAAAAAGAGTGATGAATGGAGGCCGAATTACGAGAATCAAGAAAAGAGTATGTGGATATATTGGCCATTTGCTACGATGATTAATGTTAATATTGATAAACCATTTAGATTATTAATAACAAATGTTTTTAATAGTTGTGTATATAGAATTCCTGTATCTGTTTATGATTTATTTTTATTTTTTTCAGGGAGATTGTGGTATATAATTATATTTTTAATAATGCCGCTATGTTATTTATCGATTTATAGTGCAGTAAAATATATATTTATACCGAATATGATATATTCAACATTATTTTTAATAAATGCTCAATTGAATCATTTTCAGAATAATAGCATTCATGCTAGACATAAAAATTGGTTTATTCATCAAATAATGACATCAAATAATTTTGGTGGATTATTTCACTATTATACATCGATTGGTTTAAATTATCAAATAGAACATCATTTATTTCCAAGTGTAAATAGTTGTCATCATTCTGCTTTACAAAAGATAGTATTAAAATTATGTATTATTTATGGAGTACCTTATAATTATAGAGAAGGTTATATTGATTCATTGAAAGATCATTTTAAATATATGAGAAAAATGGGTAAAAAAAACATTATGGTAGAAACAAATGTACTTGAAGAATTAGATTGAAGAATTATTTTACCATGAATGTTTTTATATGTGTAAAATACTTATTTTGGGAGGGCTAGAGATTTTAGGTAAGTATCTTTCCATCGTATAAATCCGATACTTCTTTTTAAATCAAATGACGAACCTAGATGATTTTTTGCAATTTCTATAGCTTTTTTTTCATATTTATTTAAATTATCGATATATATTTGTAATAATTCTTGTAATGATGGTGGTTGATTTTGTTGTGAATTAATTTCTGAAGATGACATTTTAAATTAATTTATTTCTTATTGATTGGATAATAATTATATTATTAAATCAATTTATTTTTTATTATATAAATAATAAAATTTTATTTGTATTGTTTTGTTTTTCTTCTTTTACCGCCTACAGGATTTGGAACTAATGGATTTAATTTTTTACTTTTTCTTAGTAATTTATAGCAGCATAAAACATTATATTTATTTAATTTACTTGCATAACCTTCATTGCATTGTCCATCGGATGTTGGTCGTCTTGGTAGTGGGCATGAATTTTTCTTTTTATAACAACAATCGAAACCTTTTCTATTTTTTCTTGATTCTTTATTTGGGCCGCAATCTCCTGTTTCAGAAGGTCTTCTTGCTTTTGGGCAGTTATTTTTAATTTGTTGTTGTTGTTGTTGTTGTTGTTGTTCTAATGGAGCTATAATTGTTTTAGATGAATTAATCATTTCAGGAATTGGTTGTGATTTCGGTATAATTTGAATGGGAGATGCAGTAAGTGTTTTAGATGATGAAAGTTGAGGCAAAGGAGATGGTTTTATTGGGGATGCAGTTATTGTTTTAGATAATTCAAACGGAGGCAATGGGGATGGTTTTATTGGGGATGGTTTTATTGGGGATAATTTTTGTGTTTTTCTTCTATTATATTGTTTTTTATACCAGTTTTGAATTCTTTGTGATGCTGTTTTTGGACTTGGTCTATTTACTTGTTCAAAAACTAAATCCATGATATCTTTATTAAAATGCATTTTACTTGCTATTAATCCGTAAACTATATCATCTACGCGTGTTTCAGTAGTATTTGGAATATGTAATTCAGTTTTTAAATTATGTAATAATTGTTTTCGTGGTTTAAATGAAACATATTCATTCAGATAATCTCCTAATCCATTATGTAAATAAAAAATGTAAAGAACAATAAAAATTAAAAAAGTTATATTAATTTTATTTTTAAAAGTATAATTATTTAATACCATTAATTCTTTTACTAGTTTTTTTAATTTATTTCTTTCAAATGGAGTACAACATTCATTTTGTTTTGTAATTTCAACCATATAGCTATGCTCTTTAACATATCTTTTACGTAAATTATATCCATTATGTAAATATTTAATAAATGTATCTTCAACATGTTTAAACATGGTATCAAAATCTTTATTTTCTGAATCATTTAATAAATTATCTGCTTTTTTAGATAATTCAATTTTATATTGTTTATTTAATGACATCTAATTATATTTATATTATATATCTAAAAAATAAAAATATAATTGCTATAATGAAAATGTTATTATAAAAATGTTATTATGAAAATGTTATAATGAAAATGTTATAATGAATACGAAATAAAACAAATTAAATCATTATTAAATTTTACATTTGATTGTTGCATCATTTTGGTAATAGATGTATCTATAGTATAATTATTACTTACTAAAAATGAAAATAATTCAGGAATGTCTTCAATGCACATTAACTCATGTGGATTATTTAACTTAGTTATTACATTCATACATGATTGATAACTACTATTACAACAATTACTACAAGAAGAAAAAGATGAATTTACTTGAAATGGTGATAAAATAGGATTATTTATTTGTTTTACTATTGTTTTTAATGGTGTATTTTCGGTGGGCATTTTATTTATTTTTATAATTTTTTTATAACATTGAGTATGTCTATCGTAAAAAGGAGTACCAAATAATGTATATGTTGTTACTGTCATTTATATAATGTTGTAATAAATATTATATAAATTATGTAAATATAAGAATCTAACATTGAAAAGAATTTAATATTCAAAAATTCATTACATTCTTTACATAGGAATAAGATGCTGTTAGACCAACTAGTAAGTTAAGTAAATTCTTGTTGATAAGAAAATGTCTATGGTCTGCATGTTTATTTGTATACATAAATACAAATGATGTTAAAGCTAATAATAAAATAACAAGATCAGGTAATCTAATTCTATTTGTTATTTGTAAATATAAAATGTACAAAATAACTAATTTTGAAACAAGCATATTCATAGCCCAAACTAAATTTTTCATATTATAAAATAAATAAATATTTTTTTGTTTTTGTTTTTGTTTTTGTTTTTGTTTTTGTTTTTGTTTTTGTTTTTGTTTTTGTTTTTGTTTTTGTTTTTATTTTTGTTTTTGTTTTTGTTTTTGTTTTTGCATTGATTTTTTTAAAAATTGATTTAATAAAAATAAGTATTTTAATAATAATAAAATAATTTGTTTCGAGTAAAAAAAATGGAAACAGAAAGAATCGAAAATTACGCAGCTAAAGTTTATAGATATGAATTTTCAGAAGAATTTATAGAATTATTACAAATATTTTCAAAAGTGCATCGTTATGATGACCAAAAAGTATATAAGGAAGAATGGGAAAAATGGTGTAAAGAAAATGAGGAAATAATATCTAGCGAGGAACGTTTTTTGAGACAAAATGGTTTTAATGGTGATTTTGAATCAAAGATGTTTATAAGCGCTAGATATTATTTTAGAAATAAAGATATAAATAAAAAAGATAAAGTAAAAAGACGTGATTATATTCCATGTGATAAGATATTTTTAGAAAATGTAAGAAATCATATAAAAAGATTTTATGAAAATTCAAAGGATGGTGATGATAAAGTTAAACCATGTATTGCATATGATGATTTTTGTAATAAAAATAAAGAAATATATGAAAATGAATATAATAGGATTAAAAAAATTATTGAAGAAACACAGAAAATAAAAATAACAGATGATGAAATAATAATAATGAAAATAAAACAAACATATAAAAATAAATATTTTCAACTATTGAAAAATAATAATTGAAAAATAATAATTGAAAATAATAATTGAAAATAATAATTGAAATAAATATAAAAAATATATTTCGTGTTATATTTTTATTTTTATTTTTATTTACGCCTATAAAAATAATTTGTTTTATATGTATATTTTAGTATCTTTATAAATAGTGTGATGAGTAAATTATTAAATCAAGGTGGTTTTGGATGTATTTTTTATCCTGGTATGAATTGTAATGGGAATGTATTGACAAATAAAAAATATGCAAGTAAATTACAACAAGATAATTTTTCTTCCCATAATGAGTATAAAGTTGGTTCTATTATTAAAAAATTACCGTTATATTCATATAATTTTGTTCCAGTATTAAATATGTGTAATATAAATGTAGCAGAAATAGATAAAAAAAATATTGAAGATTGTAAGATAGTGAAATCAAACAAAGATAAAAAATTTGTTGTAATGAAATTAAATTATATAGAAAAATTTGATTTTTATAATTATTTAATTCATAAAGGAAATACGAAAAAACAAATTATTGCAACAATATTTGATTCTTATATATTTATATTGAATAATGTTGAAACCCTTGTAAACAATAACATTGTTCATTTTGATTTGAAGATGCAAAATATTATAATAAATATGAAAACAAAAACACCATTAATAATTGATTTTGGATTATCTATACCTATAAAGGAATTAAAAATAGAAAATTATTCAAAGTATTTTTATACTTTTCGTGCGTCATATTATATATGGCCAATTGATGTTCATATTATTAATTATTTGATACATATTAATAATGAATTAAGTAAAGATAGTTTAGAATCGATTGTAAATGAATATGTTATTAATAATTCTGCATTGAATTTATTTTCAAATAATTTTAAGGAAAAATATAAACAAATAGCAATTAATAGTTATGAAAAATATATTGGTAAAATGATGTTTGATATAATTAATGATTTAATACAATATTGGTATACGTGGGATAATTATTCGCTAAGTATAATGTATTTAATAATTTTAAATCATATATCTAGTTATGGTTTTATTTCAAATAAATTAATGATTGCATTTTCAAACTTACTTTTATATAATATTCATCCGAATGCAGGTCGTCGTAAAAAAATATCTGAAACTAAAAAGTTATTCGAAGAATTATTTTTAATAACAGAAAGCATAAGTAACTATGAACAATTAATAGACAATTTTAATATAAAATTATTTGTCCAAAATACAATAATGGAATCAAATAAAATGAAAAATATTGACATGAAACCAATTGATAATAAATAAAAATAAAAATAAAAATAAAAATAAAAATAAATATGAATATGAATATGAATATGAATATGAATGAATAATATTTATAAAAAATTGATTCGTAAATAAGTTTATATTTGAAATGTAAAAAGGTAATAATTAATTAAAGGATAATTATATAGTATAAATGAAATTTTCGAATGAACAACAATTTGTTTTTGATAAATATATTGAAGGTAAAAATATATTTATCACAGGCCCTGGTGGTTCAGGTAAGTCCGCTATAATAAAAAAAATATATGAACATGCTATAAATAATAATAAAAATATTGAAGTAACTGCTCTTACTGGTTGTGCAGCTGTTTTATTAGGATGTAATGCACATACTCTTCATTCATGGTCCGGTATAGGATTAGGGAATGGAAATATTGAAAGTTTAGTTAAGAAAATAAGAAAATTCAAGGCTTCAACAAAGTGGAAAGAGATAGAAATATTGATAGTAGATGAAGTGAGTATGTTATCATTATCATTATTTGATAAATTAAATGCGATTGGAAAAATAATAAGAAAAAATGTTAGACCATTTGGTGGAATACAAATAATATTTTCAGGGGATTTTTATCAACTGCCGCCAGTTGGAGATAAAGATGATCCGGATACATGTAGGTTTTGTTTTGAAAGTGAGGAATGGAATAATGTTTTTAGTAAAAATTGTCAGATTCAATTAAAAACGATTTTTAGACAATCAGATGAGGTTTATACAAATATTTTGAATCAAATAAGGGAGGGAAGAATAAAGAAAAGTACAAATGATATATTATGTAAATATGTTGGACGTGAATTAAATGCAAACCTAGTTACTGAGCCGACAAAGTTATATCCTACAAGAGCGAAGGTTGATAATATAAATAATATTAAAATGGATTCATTAGATGGTAATATTAAAACATTTAATTTAAAAAATATTTATGATATGGATATATCTAAATCGGAACAAAAAGAAAAGGAAGAATTTACTAGTGAAGAAATTGAAAAAGAATTGGGTTTTTTAGGGGGGAACGTTATGTGTGATAATGAGATTAAATTGAAAGTTGGTGCGCAAGTAATGTCTGTAATAAATATAAAAACGGATGATGGTTATTTGGAAATATGTAATGGTAGTCTTGGAATAGTGGAGGGGTTTTGTCCGATAACATCATATCCAATTGTGAGATTTAACAATGGAATAGTAAAAATAATGGAAAGACATAATTGGATAAGTAGTAAAATACCTGGAATTGGAATATCGCAAATACCGTTAATATTAGCATGGGCGGTAACAATTCATAAATCTCAAGGGGCTACATTGGATGCTGCAGAAATAGATGTTGGTAGTGGAATTTTTGAGAGGGGACAAACATATGTGGCTCTTTCAAGGGTAAAAAGTTTAGATGGATTATATTTAAAATCATTTGATTTAAAAAGTATTATTATTAGTAAAAAAGTGCAAATATATTATAATGAATTAAATCAATATTTTGAAACCAAACATATGCAAAATAATACAGTTGATAATAATAGAGTTGACAATAATAGAGTTGACAATAATAGAGTTGACAATAAAGAAAAAAAACAAGATATACCAAATCAAATTAAAAAACTTATTCAATCTACATTATCATTTCAACCAGTAATAAAAAATTGATATATTGAAATTTATAAATAATAAAATTATCTTATGTATAAATAATATTTTTATTGATTTTTTATTGATTTTTATTGAATTTAATGACGTCTGCTTCCACGCTTTGCGGATTTACGAGCTTTACGTGTTTTACGAGCGCCACCCTTCTTGCTCTTACGAGAAACAGCTTTCTTAACACTCTTTGCAGCTTTCTTTCCAACAGCAGCAACGGATTCAATGCCTGATTCAGCGCCACTCTTTACCTTCTTCCATGTCTTAGAAGCTTCTTTTAAAACATCTTTTAAATGAGTTTCTTTGCCCATTTTAGCCATAGTATTCTTGATATGCTCACGCCATGTAATTGCCATCTTGTTTATATATATTGAAAAGAAATAATTATAAAAATATTGAAAAATATTGTAAAAAATATTACATAAATTAAATAAAAATGATTTCAATAAAAATTAATTGAATAAAAATTGAAATGAAATATTTATAAATAAATTATATTAAACGAAGAATTATTTATTACTAAACAATTAGAATTTAAGATATAAATAGAATGGAGAATTATAAATTGTTATTTGTAACTTCCATGTTAGATAAAAATTATAAAAAGGCATTTAAATTATTTGGACATATTTTTGAATTGTACATTAAAGAAAATAAACAAGATGAGATTTATGATATATTGTGGTGTATTTATTATGACTTTTATGCTATTAATAATCATCGATTTCAGGAGTATATGATTAAAAAGTATTTGAATTGGATAAAAACCAAAGATATATCACCATTATTGTGTGTTATAAAGAATATGATAAGAAGAAATGCATCATCCGATGTATTCTTAATGCGTAAATATATGGAACATGGTAATATGACTAAAATGTATGTTGGTAGGAGACCAACAAAATTAAATTGGCTTGATAATTTTGAAAAAAAATATCATGAATTACTACGTGCAATTTATAATAAAGATTATGAAAATATTGCTTATTTAGTGAATAAAATAAAGAGTGATGAAGAATTGTATACTTTTCACAAAGTATTTATGAGATATATGATGATGGTTCAAAATGAGGACAAATATATTATAACATATGGACCAGGTACTGAAACTTATATGGTGAATGAGACAGAATTTTCTGAATCAAGTGATAAAATAATTGACCTTATAAAAAAAGTAAATTATAAAAATAAAAAACATATGTTTCTTTGCTGTATTTGTTTTTCGTATACTTGTGATAGTGAAAATGATATTTCTTGTACTTATGTACTTGATAATTCTAAAGATAAAGAGTTATATAATTCATTTTCTAGCAATAATGATGATATAATTAATATCCTGAATTCATTAACAATTGATAATAAGACAATTTATAGAAAAGAAATATATGATAAAATATTTAATAAATCTGTTATTCCATTCAATAATAGTTTACAATGTGATGAATCAGGAGAAATAATTATTACATATTAGTCTTGTAAGATACTAGTCTTGTAAGATATTAGTGATGTAAAAATATAGGTAATAATATAATAAAAATAATATAAACACTTTTTTTTATTATAATTAATCTACTTATTTAGGTAATTTTATATATAAAAGTTTATAATGGTAAAGAACGAAAAAGGTGGTGGAAAGGGTAAGAAAATTGCTAGAAAGCATACTTCAAAAGGTAGTGATAATCTTCGTTTATCATCAAATAAATTAGAAAAGTATGCATATGTAAAAAAATTATTAGGAAATACATGTGATATTGTATGTGATGATGGTATTGAAAGGCGATGTGTTATTAGAGGTAAATTTAGTGGAAGATTTAAAAGAGATAATTTAATTGAACAAGGTAAATGGATTTTAGTTGGATTACGAGAATGGATAAATGAGGATGCTTTATCGTCGGAATATAATTCAAATAAAGAAAAAGTAGAATTATGTGATTTATTAGAAGTATATAGTCAAGCTGAACAAGAGAAATTAAAACGTTCGCATAATGTTTTTGAAAATGTAAGGGAGGCTCATGTATTAATAGATACAGAAGAATCCAAAGAATTAACTGTTGAATTTTTGGATGAAAGTACTTACAAATATAAAAAAATGATTCAAAATGAAGAGTTATGTGGTGAACAAACTAGAAAAATTAGTATGAAAAAGAAGATTTTAAGTTCAAATATTATTACTCAGGATTTTTCTGATATTAGTGATGATGATCAGGGAGATGATGAGGGAGATGATGATGAGGGACATGATGATGAGGAAGATGATGAATATAATAGCAATAATATTGAAAAAATAGAGAATCAAATTAAAAATATAAATATATCAAATAAATCGATTCCGAGTAAATCGCTTTCTAATAAATATGATCATGAAGATGAAATTGATGTTGATGATATCTAAAAATAAAAATTATTCTTGTAAACTTCGTCTAATAGCTTCTTCTGTATCTATATCAAACTGATCATTTATTTCATGATCTATGCTATTATTTTGTGTAATATAATTATCATACATAATAAATACTGCTGGAGGTTCTTCAGCATTATTTGTTGAATTAGGATCTCTTCTATTGATTGCTGTTCTTATATTTATTATTCTTGGTGTTGGTGCCAATGAAGGTGATGGTGTTGGTGTTGTATATATGCGTGACATTGAATTTAATAGTTCACTTCTTCTTTGAAGGATATTATTTATTGGAGTAGTAATATTATTTCTTGAATTTTGAGAGTGTATTATTGTTTCAAAAGCAGGGTCGTTATTATGATATGAAGGTCTAATAATATTATTTAAAGATGATAAAATGTAATTTGTGTAATTTTGATTTGTATGTTCAAACATTTGTTGTGGGAAAAGTTGTTGTAAAGTATGATTTTCTCTTACTCTTCTTATAGTTTCAAAAGGATTTTCTTCTTGGAGTTGTTGTTCATGTTGTTGTTCTCGATTTTGTGATAATACTTCATCATTATTTTCAATACGAATTTCTTTTGAATGAAGAGTATATCTACAAACAGGACATTCTGATTTTTCTGTTGTAAGCCATTTAATAATAGCATCAGGTTCAAATGCATGATTACATGGTAATATAGTAATACTATCATTTTCTGAAAATTCTATTTGTGTTATTGGGCACGTATTATTAATAATTTTATGTAATGAAAAATCACTAGGATTAAATTTTTCATTTTTTAATAATTTTAATCCTTCCTCACTGATAACATTTTTAAATTTATTTCTTGTATATAATGTTTCATTTAATAATCGTTGTAATTGACTTTCATCTTGATAAATTGAATTAACAGATAATCCTGTATTATAAAGTAATCCTAACAAATAATCAGTTAAATTTGTTCTTAATATATTATTTGGTATTATTGGTGTTCTTTGTGCAAAAGTAATATTTTCATTTACATAATTTGTTTCATTATTTTCTTCATTATTTTCTTCATTATATTCTTCGTTATTTTCTTCGTTATTTTCTTCGTTATGTGATTGTTCCGTGTTTATATTTTCATTCATATATATTTATTTTATCTTTATAATTATTTTTTTATTTTTATTTATAATATAAATAATAAAAATAAAAGTGTAAATTTACATTTCAATTTTCTGCATTTCAATTTTCCACATTTCAATTTTTATTTTCTAACTTTCATTTCTCTGTCCATTTGGTTTTTAATTTGTTTTAGTTTGGAAGGAGGGAGACTACTTAACCAAATTCCCATACCGATAACCATTAAAAAATCAATAACAATAAGAGCAATAGCGAATCTTGAGTAATAATATAAGAATGTACGCTTCCAACTAGAAGTACATACTTTGCATTGATTTGACATCATTTTATTTACAAAACGATAAATTGCTACGATATTGACTAAGCCAATAACAACAAGAACAAATAAAACAATTGGGTTTCTTAATAAGAACATTCCTGTTTCTTTTGGTAATAAAATCATCAAAATGCTTTTAATTAAAATGATTGTTGTAATAATTTTTACAACATTTGTTTCTGTAACTCTTGTGCAACTTCCGCAATAATTTTGAACTTTATTAATATAAGTTAAAATTATAATGCATATCGCAATTGATACAATAGATGAAAGTGTAATTTGCATTCCAGTTATATAATTATGTAATACTTTTTATTTTTCATAATTATAAATTATTATTTCATAAATTAGTATTTCATAAATTAGTATTTGATATTTTATTATGAAAAATATCAAATTATTGCACCATATATCATATTATTATACTTACTAAATAGTAGTAGTTACTAAATAATAATATTTATGAATATAATAGAAATCTATATTAGAATTCTATATTATAGTAGAACGCAATATAATCACTAAATTTTTTATAACGTGGATTAGATAACGATTCAACAAGACCCAACCAAGGTGTATATTTTTTAAGAGCGTCAAGACCTTTCTCACAAAAAACATTTAATAGCGCTGGACTATATCCTGAAAACATAGTAACATTATTAACATTAGACACACATGGAAATCCTCTTGTAGAACGAAGATTCCAAAATAAAATATGAGGAGGATTGTATGGCTCTCCCACTGTTTTAATTCCTGCATCATGATACATTCTAATAATTTCATCGTTTGCACTTAATTTTTTATTTGTATTATTTGTATTATTTATGTTATCACTATAAGCACTTGTAAATGTTTTATCTGCTTCATCAAATTGCATATCAGAAAAAACAACTAAAACCATATTTTCTACATCACATGCAGGTACTTTATTTTCCATGATCACATCAAGAATCATTTTCATAGCTGCATAAAAATTTGTATTAGCTCCCCATTCGGAATTTAATATTCTTTTCACTTTTTGCACAAATGTTTGGGTTATCATAGTATCAAGATTAATCCATGATGGTGTTGCAGAGAATGTCATAACACGATTTCCAAAGGTTGATTTTTCAGCAACTCTAATTCCTAGTCCAATTGCAGAATAAAGAGGATTTCCTTTATCACAATTCATTGAACTTGATGTATCAACCATTGCAATAAAATTCTTTAATGTAGATGTTTGATATGCATTATTTTCCCATTGATAATTTAATGTGTCAATAATATCTTGAGACGTTGTTTCTATATTAGTATATATTGCATCTTTTACCATATCAACAATACTTACACGTTTTCCTTTCATAGTTGCATTACCACTACTTACATTACTAAGAAATTCTTGATAATGTTCTTTGCATTCAATACGATCAAAATTTTCAGGATATCTTTCACTGCTTCCGTCTTTTTTTAAATTAAGAAATGCATTTTTCTGACGCTGTATAGTGATTGATGTAACATTATTAAAATTAATATCACTCCATCTATCATTACATTGCTTTATTTGGGTTGTATCTAAAATAATATTTAATTTTGTAAGTAATCTTCTAAAAAGCATACAACATTTAATTGCTGCTTTATCATAAGATGAATGAAGACGATATGGTAATATGGTACTATAATAATTTAATGCTAATTCTTTAAACAACCATCCGTGTTTTTTTGATTTTTCGCGTGGAATCCATTTTGCAGCTAATGATAGATGTCTATCGATTGTTTTACCTGATTCATTTTCATCCACTTTTAATTGAGTACAAGTTAATTCAATAATATATGTAATTAATTTACTACATGTAGTACCATATTTTTCATAATCTTCCGAATAAAGACTTTGAAAATAAGAAGCCATATATTTCATATCTTTCCATGAACCAAGTGGATGAATTTTACATGGTTTATGAGCGTATAATGTATCATAAGTAATATCATCGTGAACTAATGCATTAATCATAAATTTTGCATGACAAATATTATATAGTCCAATTTCGGCAATCATCATATAAAATAAAGCATATTCTCCTTTTCCACTAATTATATCACGTGTTTGGGCTACCATTTTATATAAAATAGTTGCATAATATACATCATTTTTATCAAATATATTTCCATTTAATTTGTTATAAATAAGTGAGAGTATTTCTGAAAATTTTGCTCGTAGTTCTTTTCTAGTATTATCGTCGCATCTTACTAATTGAAAAGATAATTGTATAATTTGTTCTTGCAATAACTTATGTTCAATATTAAATAAATCACTAGTTGCCCATGAATATTCCATATGATTATTTTCACCATATTGCATTGAAGGAATATTATTTTCTGAATTTATATCAAGTTCATTATTATCATAATCTATTTTACTAATTAAAACAGCATCATTAAAGGTATCCATGGCCTCTATAAATGCATTTTTACAAGTCGCAGTTTCCATATTTTGAAACGAATATATAAGTTATTTATAATGTATTTCAATGTTTAAGCCATTTTATAATAATGATTTTACTTGATTTTACTTGATTTTACTTTATTTTACTTGATTTTTATTTTTTTATTTATTCTTGTTTTCTTATTGTTTGGCATAATAATAATACGTCTTGTATTATTAAATTTCTTATTGTTATCTTTTGTTGTGTTGTCTTTTATTGTGTTATCTTTTGTTGTGTTGTTTTTTATATTATTTATTAATTTTTTATTATCATGATCATTATTATGAAGTTTATTATTTTCTATATCATAATAAATAAAATATAACCCATTATATGTTTGTAAAAATTCTATAGTTGGTTTTAATTGAAATGATTCTATTTTTTTCAGATTATAAAAACATTTATAATCTTTTGGATTTTTTATAAAATTATATATTTCTGAGGGTCCAATATGAATATTATATACCAAAATAGAACTAAGATTATATTTTATGTTATTTATTTTTTTATTTTTTTTTATTAAACTTAACAATAATGATTTCGTTATGGTATCATCAGTTATATCAATAGTTGATTGATTAATTTTTTCTATTTCATTGTTTGTATTTGTATATATAAAATATGTTTTTAATTTTTGATTTAATAATGGTGTAAAAAATATATCATAATCAATATCCTCATCTATATTTTCAATATCATGATCTATGTTTTCAATATCAATATCATTAATATTACTATCAACACTAATAACATTCGAATTATTATTTATACTATTATTTACATTTATTTCATCAATGATATCATTCTCATCATTATCATCATTCTCATCATTCTCATAATCAGAAATATCAGATACATCTGATAACTCAGGTATTTCAGATATTTCTGAAAAATTACATGTATCCATATTATGTTTTTCATTTTGTATTTCAGTTAAAATATTATCATCATTACTTAATTCTAAAATATCTACATTCATAATTATATAGTATGTAGATAATCTATCATCTAATTAAACTAATAAAAAAGAAAAAAACTAATAATCATAGTCACTGTGTTCACTTTCATCCGAATAAAAATCACTATCATCTTCATCTTTTGTTTCCATTATTTTCTTTGCCATCATTTCACTTTGTTTTTTTATTTCATAGATAGATAACTGTTTATTTTTATTTGATATATTACTATTTTTTGATATATTACTATTTTTTGATGTATTTGTTTCGTTTATGCTTGTTTCATTATATGATGTGTTTGAAGTATTTTTATTTTCAACTGCCATTTTAAAATTAATTTGGGATGTTTTTGATAATGATATAGATGGAGATGAACATGAAGATGATTTTATTTTTGAACATAATGATGGGAAATTTTCTTCTCCAATATCTATTTTTTCAATTTTATCTGTATCATCTTTTTTTATTGATGATACATCAACTTCATTATTGTTTTCATCATAAACAATATGTGTATATGTTTTATCAGATTGTTTATTTGATAATGATGATTGTAAAAAAATGTTTCCATTAATTTGACTAATATTTAATCTTTCATATGATTTTGTTGTTGTTTCGTCATAATAATCATCATAATCATTATAATCTTCTTCAATAATTTCTGCTTGTTTTATTAAGTTTTTATTTTTATTATTTCTAGTTGTTGTTGTTATATCTTTACTATTCATTAAAAATTAATATAATATTATACTTGTAATAAAATAAAACTTTTATATATTTTTATTTTTATAATTAAAATTGAAAATATTATATATGTTATTTCATTTTTTTATATAGTAATTATTATTTTATCATAAATATATCTTGAATTTATGAAAAGTAATTATAAAAATTCACAATTTTATACTAGTAATATTGCTATAAGTAATTTGTATAGTGACGATTATACATTATCAACAGATAATATAAATGATAATGTAAATTATAGTACATTTGGGGAAAATAATAGCAACTATGGTCCTGTTAATCTATATGATAGATGGGGTAATTTAAATTATCGAAGAAATAGATTTTCACGAAATCGAGTGATAAGCCATGATAATAACTTTATAAGATTATGTATCACAATTATTACAATAATTGTAGAACTTCCATTTGCAGGATGTTATTTATTTTACGCTTATTCTGATAATCCATGTGTTTTGAATAAAATTTATATATTAAATATAAATCTTAAGGATTGTTTACTTTTGTCAGGATATACATCAATATCTGTAATAATTATTGTATTATTACCTATTTTGATAAAAAATAATAAATTTGTAATTTTATCTTATGTAATTCTTGGTTTTATTGTATTGTTTACTTTTATTTGGCTGATTATGATTTCAATAGCAATATTTACTAATAATTATATAGAAAAATGCAATGAACCTATATTTACTTATTTATATGCTAGTACTATTATTCGTTTACTTATTTATTTTGTTAAATTTATTATTGCATGTAAATAAAAAATAATGTAAAAATAAGGTAAAAAATATATCTAATAAAAAGAATAAAGAATTAAAAATATTTAAAGAGTTTATTAATATATAATATGTCTCTTCACAGCTACTACAATTACCTTTTCACCTTTTACAGTAAAAATTAATATAAAAGATATCGGACCTATACATTTTACAAGAGACTGCAACGAAACTGGGGGTATAAAATCATTCTAATGAATGAACAAAATAATTTTTAAAAATATTAAAAAAAATGTAATAAAATAAAGGTTTTTATAATACTTTTATTTTATTTTTTATCGTATTTTTTATCATATTTTTTATGATATAGGTTTATGATTTATCATATAGGTTTATGGTTTATCATATAGGTTTATATTTTTTTATTAAAACATGTATTAATCCAATCTGCATTATTTTTATAAATTTTATTATTATAAATTATTTTTGGTGTTATTTTTGAGTGATATGCTGTTTCGGTTTTTCCATTATTATAGTATACTATTTTTCCTAATTTTTTATTAATTTGCATTTCGTATTTATTATAATTTAAACTACTTATTTTAAATAAATAATTAAACTCTTCCATCCAAGAAGTATTTGAATCATCATTATTATAATTTGAACTATATTTCATATTGTCAGTTTTGTTATCTGCATTTATATTTTCTGAGTTATTTAAATTTTCAATTTTATTATTATTATAAATACTTTCTAATTCAAAAACTTTTTCTTCGGAATTATTTTGATTATTATTTTGATTATTATTTTGATTATTTTTTATTAATATATTATTATTTTTTTTACCATATTTCATGTTAAATTGTTCTATTAGTTCATTAAATGTATTATCATTATAATCTTCCATATTTGAAGACTGCAATTTAATTTATCTATTTATATATTATTTATTTTTATTTTTATTTTTATTTTTATTTAATTAAAAAAAATTGAAACAATTAAAATAGAATTAATAATATGTATGTTACTACAATTCAATTAAGAATGTCTCAGTCTCAGTATACTTCTCGCAACACCACCTCTCGTAATCCGTCTCGTCGTTCTGAAATTAAAGAATCTCACAAAGATGAACCTCGTGGTGATGACAAACAAGATTCTAATACAAAAACAAATGTTCAAACTAAAAAACATGAGAATCTTCCATTTCATGAACCAAGTATTTGTATTCCACGTGCACATGTAACGGTTCAAGGAAGAAACATACGTGAAGTTGTACGTGAACGTTTTATTGAACTTGGTATTGGAAGAATTGACAGGATTGATTCAGTATATAAAAATAATGATCGTGGAGAAAAATTTTGCACTATCTATATTCACATGAAGTATTGGAATACCAAGAATAAAGAAGGAGTTAAACTTCGTAATCTTCTTCTTGAAGGCGAGGAAGTAAAGATTGTTTATGATGATCCTTGGTTTTGGAAATGCACTGCTAGTCGTCTTCCTAAACCTGATGACAGACGTTCTGCACCAAAGGCGAAAATTATCTTTGATGAAAGTGATACAAGACATCATGAACATGATGAGAGTGATTCTCGTAATTCTACACGAAATGCACGTTCTATTTCCCCTTGTTCAAAAAAAGAAGAACATCCTGTAAAAAATGAAGAAACAGTTCACGAGTAATCAGGTAATCAGGTAATCAGGTAATTATAAAATTATATAATAGCACAATTCACAATAATCACTTCACATTTTTTATTTTAGTTATTTTTATTTTTATTTATTTTTATTTTTATTTATTTTTATTTTTAGTTATTTTATTTATTTAGAAATATATCGTCATATATCTTATAATAATAAATATTATGAGACTTATAAATAGTATTGGAAATTCATATTTATATAAAACAGGACAAACTAATTATGAAATACATAGCACTTCTGATATTATTAATTCAATTTCTCTATTAAATCTTGAATTAAAAGATGTAAGAAAAAAATATGATATCAAAAAAGAAAAAAATAAAAACTATGACAAAACAAATAATTATTATGAAAATGATTATAAGAATAAATATGAAAATGATTATAAGAATAAATATGAAAATGATTATGAGAATAAATATGAAAATGATTATGTGAATGATTATGAGAATGATTATGAGAATGATTATCAAAAAGAAGAAAATATTAAAAATGGAGGAGGTCGTCCTACCTTAGAAGTTGAAGCATTATTAGTAAAAAAATCTTTTAAAGCAAATACAGTATATAATTTAAAACATTATATGACAAATAGAGAAAATAAAAAGGGAATTGAATACATGAATGTATTAAAATTTTTAGAAAATATAGGTTCTCAATTATTATTTTTTAATAGTTTAGATAAATCAGTTGTTTTTTATAGTTTAGAAGACATTATTGTTATTGATGATGAACATTTTATTTTTATTAATAATGACAAATTATTTTCAATAAATAAAGAAACAAAAAATATAATAATAGATATTCCACTTGAGATTAAATATCAAAATTCATTTATTCCACTAGATATTAAGGATATTAGTGTTATTCCATTTGAATTATTTTATACATCAGGATTCTCAAGTTTGGCGATGTTATGTATTTATTTATTTTTAGCGATTAAAATAGAAGGTTCAGAAGAAGAATTTGAAAAAGTCAGCAATCCTTTTATTTATACCCAATTATATTTTTGTTTAAAACGTTGTATAAAAAATAATCCCAAAGATAGAGTTCTTTGTTATGTTTAATATTGTAATTTTCATGTTATCTTTATTGGTTATCTTCATTGGTTATGTTTAATGGTTATGTTTAATGGTTATCTTTATTGGTTATCTTCATTGGTTATCTTCATTGGTTATGTTTATTTGATTATAAAATCTTAATATACATATATTATAAACTTATTATGTCAATTGCAACTTTAAAAAGAAAAACAAAATTAGGTGGAAATCCTAGAGAAGATCCTATTTCAGGAGTTGGTAAACTTGGGTTTTCATTAAATGGCACACTCCGCAATCATGGTGGAGTTGGTTGTTTTAGAATGGTTTCAAATGTAACACGTACTCCTTTTCGCGGAACTCTTCCAATGGGAAATGGTGGATGCTGTGGTAATTATTATGATGTTCCATTAAATTCAGGTAATTGTTGCACAAATGATAGTTCAATTGTAAAAAAATCTGTTAAAAATACTGACGGTATGCTCATGGAAAAATATAAAGGAATCTTATTTGGTACTTATCCAAATACATGGGTAAAGGATGACAATAATGCGAATCGTATTACTGGAACTCAAGGTCAATATCTTGAAGGACTTACATGGAAAGAAGGTTCATTACATTTTAACCCTGCATTAAAAGAAAGCACTGATGATGTTTGTAAATGTCCCCAAGGAAGATATATTTATATTGGAAGTAAAAAGAAGATTTTTTATAAACCAACAACTAAAAGTGTTTCTAGTTTTACACCATATGGAACTAATTTATCTCAAGGATTATATATTACTGCTGGTGGTGTTGCAAGAAGAACAAATCTTCCTACCCCTCATTATTTACAACATTTCCCTATGATGTTATCACATAATGGTTGTGATGCTGATTATTATACTTGGCAGCAAGCAAGAGCAGCAGGATTATTACCAAGTGATTATTTAAGTTGTTTTCCATGTATTACTACTTCATAAAACCTACTAATTTAATTCTTTCTAAAGTACTATAAATAATGCTATATCACCCTATTTCTTAGGAACTTCACCTTCATCTGGTACATATAGTGTATGTGCTAATAATAATGCTGGTTCTAGTAGTTACACAAGTATAACATTATAATTTTTATTACATATTATATTACATATTATATTAACTAATTTAAAGTTAATATGATATTTATAATATATATTTATCTTTTAACGTATTATGGTAAACATTGATTATATTTTAAATATATTTATAGATGAATCTAACGAAGATTTAAAAAATTTATATATTAAAAAAGTTGAGGAGCATAATTATAAAATAGAAAATTCAATTTATCCTGATTCAGGATTTGATTTATTTATTCCCTATGATTATACACAACATTCAAATAAATATTCTGATAATCGTTTTTCAGATGTTACATTTCGTATGCCATTAGGTATAAAGTGTTCTATGTATAAAATTGCACCTGATTTTCATTCAAATGCATTTTATTTATATCCACGTTCAAGTATTGTAAAAACACCATTTCGTTTGGCGAATTCTGTTGGAATTATTGATTCAGGATATAGAGGTGAACTTATGGCTGTAGTTGATAAAAATGATCTTAATAATGATTGGAAAATACTTATTGAAAGATATGCACCTGTACATTCTCGTTTATTTCAAATTTGTCTCCCTGATTTATCTCCTTTTCATGTTAAAATTGTAAATAACGAATTTGAACTTGGTATTACTGAACGTGGAAGTGGTGGTTTTGGATCCACTGGTAAATAATTTCTAATAACCTTCATTTTCTATATTATCACTCGGTTCAAAAAATTTGTTTTCTTCATTATAAACTAACTTTGATAAATTTGTATATGCATTTGTACCAATTGCTACTTCATTATTATCTTTATCAGGTACTGCTACATTATAACTATTTAATATTTCTCCTTTCTCATTTTTAAATGTTGTTTTTCCTATTGATAATGGTCTATTAAATAATTGAATATTGGGGTTTTTAATATTTTTCCATTTTTCTATTGTTTTTACATTATTTGTAAATTCATCTTTTTCTTTTACAATTATTTTTTCAAATCCATTTAATGTATTCATATTTTTTACATCTTCTGTCTTTGTTACTACCATAAATGATTCAGGTGGTTGCCAATATATATTATCACCTCCATAGATTAATTGATTATTATCGGTAAAAACATCATAACCAATTGCTACTTCATTTCCATCTTTATCAGGTACAGCTACAGTATAACTACTGAAAATTCTTCCATAACCATCTTTATATTTTCTTGGTCCTTCAGCTAATGGTCTATTTAATAATGAATATTCTTGATTATTTATATCTTCCCATCTACTATAAGAATCATCTCCTCTATTATAAGTAGTTTCTTTAAAATTTTGTAATGTAGGTACATTTTTAACATTTGAAGAAAGAAATATTTTTGATTTTTCTATTGGTTTCTTATATATTTTTTCTATATTTTCTATCTTTTCTATATTTTCTATCTTTTCTATTGGCTCTTCTTTTAATTCTTCTTTTGATGTTATCTCTTTACTAGTTGGTAATTTTATTTTCGGTATTTTTGTTCCTGGTTTAACTAATTCTCCTATTACAGAAATAAATTTATCATTTAATTCAAAACGTTGGCCTATGACACGTACATTAATATTATCTCCTTCTTTTAATGTTGTAAAATATGGAATATTATAATGATGATCGCGCAATAATGTTATTATTACAGGTGAAATATCTTCTGATGTTACTGCTCTTATACCTGCTGTAGTTATATTTTTAACAATACAATTAATATACATATTTTCAACTGTGTTGCAAAGAAGACATTCATAAATAATATCAAAATAAATATAATTTCCTGATAAAACTCCACTTGAATATGTTATAATTTTAATTGAACGTGGTCTTACAAACCCTTCTGATATACATTTTCCTTCAATATTATCACTAAGTACCTTTTCAAGAGTTTCTTTAATGTTTTTACCAATTATTTTATATTCTATTTTAACTTTTTTAGTTAATATTGCAGATGAATAAAATCCGATTTGTTTTGATTTTTCGATTTCTTTTTCTCTAGCTCTTGTTAAAATTTGTTCTTTTTTTGTTTGTTTAACTACCTCTGTCATCTATATTAGTATATGCTTATATTATATATATAAAATGCTACTAATTTTATATATAAATTTTACTAATTTTATTGTTTGAAATAATAAGATTCAAAATAGTAGTATTCAAATAAGATTCAAATACTTATTTTTAATGATGACGACGTTTTGCAGTACGTTTTAAAATATTTCTTGCACGTTTTGAAATACGTTTATAGTAGGATGACGATTTTCCTTGTTTACTTTTTTTTGAAAGAGATGTCCATTCACGTGCACGTTTGTAAGCAGCTAAAACACCTTCCTTATTTTGATAACAAGTATTTCTAACACAAATAGGAAATGTATTATTCTCTCCTAAAAAGCATTTTTTTCCACACTTTTTCTTCATAACTGTTCTTTCATGATGGGATGGTTGATTTTTTGACCAGTTCTTTCTTGTCCATGCACGATGTTTTGCTGTATGCATTATTTATATATTTTTATGATATTTTTATTTTATGTATAATATTTTGAAATATAACATATAATTGACTATGTTTTTCAATATATGTTATATGTTATATGAATAGCGAACAGATTATAATAATAAAATGTATTGAATTATTATATTTGTATTTTTTACAATGCCTTATTATGTTGTTCATAAAGGAAAAAAACGAGGAATATTTAATTCCTGGGAAGAATGCAAACCAAACATATTTGGATGTAAAAAACCAATATTTAAAAAGTTTGATAATTTAGAAGATGCAAAGAATTTTCTTTTATGTGGTTTTGGGAATAAAGTAAATGAAAGTATGGCAAATATGGGAATAAAAATAAATAATCCATCTTTGGATAATGAGATTCAGAATCAGAATGATAATGGAAAGAATGATGAAGATAATTACGGTAATGATAATAATAAAAATCTAAAAATAACAGATTATGAAAAACATACAGAAAATGAAAAATATAATATTATTAATTTATTTACAGATGGTTCATTAATAAGGCAAACAAAGAATAAATTATTTTGTGGTTATGGATTTTATATTCCACAATCTGTCATTTTTTCAAAATCTGTTGATTTGAATTTTTTAAACTCACATAACATAGTAATTCCTGAGTATCGGTTTTCAGCTTGTATAAATGATAATAAAACAAATAATCGTGCTGAATTACAGGCAATTATAGATGGACTAAGAAATGTTTTGTCTTTAATTGTGGCTAATAACATAATATTGAAATCTTCTGACGGACAGATTATGTTAAATATACAGATTATGAAAAATATGGGATTTTTTTTGGATAATCATGGAATAAATGATGAAAATAATAATGAGTATCAACTTGAAAAACCATTATTAATTAAATTATATACAGATTCAAAATATTCTACATTAATTTTAGATAAAACAGGTGAAAAATATAGAAAAGCTGGCTATATTTTAAAAGGAGAAGAAGTTAAAAATGCAGATTTAGTTGACCAAATCATGAAAATAAAAGATCTATTACTTGCATTAAATATTGAATTGAAAGTTTTACATGTTTTTTCACATACAAATATGAATACATTTGAAGCAAACGGAAATAAAATTGCTGATGAATTAGCAAATAAAGGAGCTAGGAATTATAATAATACTAATAAAAGAGAATATATAATTGGAAGACGTGGAATGACAACAGATTATGAAAAACAACAGATTATGAATAATAATTTAATAATTATGAATGATGAAAATATCGAAATTAAAAATGAAAATATTGAAATTAAAAATGAAAATATCGAAATTAAAAATAATAATGAAAATAATAATGAAATAAATAATTCTAAAATTAATCCATTTCATTATATTAGGAAAAAGAAAACTATTATGGATATGTTTATATGTAAAAAAAATAATTAAAAGGTTTAAAAATAAAAATTGATTATAATAATAGTAAAATTAATTAATATAAATTAAATGTCTATCATGTTAAATAATAAATTTTGTAAAGTATGTTATGATGCTAATAAAAATGTTCAAGAATATACTTCTCATTATGTAAAAGATAAACCTGGAAATGATGGAAAAATTGTTTGTCCATTACTTTTATCTCAAAAATGTTTATTTTGCAATGAATATGGTCACACTAAAAAATATTGCAAGTCTAAAATAAATGAAAATAAAAAAATATTTACTAGTCCTCCAAAAATTATATTTGATGATGTTTCTAATGATGTTTCTAATGATGATTCTAATGATTGTAATGATAATTCTAATGATTATTATCATGATCATGATATTTGTCATCATGATTTTGATGATTTTAATAATAAAAAATATAACAATGAAGGATATAATACAGTTGATAAATATAATGAAAATTCATATAATAATTTAAATGACAATATAGGTACGTTTGATAATAATAGAAATACTTATAATTTAAAAAAAAGTAACAAAAATAATTATATTGAACAGAATAATCCTTTTGCGTTATTAGAAGAAATTACATTAAAAGAAGAACTTGAAATGAAAAAACGTGAAGAAGAAGAAGAAAAAAAAAGAAAAGAAGATTTCGAAAGACAAATACAAGAAAAAATAATTGCAAAAAGATGGTCAACTATTGCTGCTAAACCTCCAATTGAAGTTACTATTGAAAATGATAAGAATAATTTATATAATCATGTAAATAATAGAATATTTTATAATAAGTTTAAAAATAATAACATTGAAGATAATAAATATAATATTAAAAATAATACAAATAATACAAATAAAAATTATAAATCAATACTTGTTAGAGAAGGAAAAGTTATAGAAGAAAAAGTTAGAGAAGAAAAAGGTAGAGAAGACAAATTGGAAAATAGAAATAGATTTGAATCATTACGAACTATTGGAAATAAATTATTTAAATCTAAAGAAAAAGATATTAGAAAAGAAGATAATAAAAAAATAAATTATTTTAAAAATAATCAAGTAACTAAATTTAATTTTAAGCAATTAGGTGTAGAATTTGGATTAAATCATAATAAAGAATCTTCATATTCTTTTAATGTTCCTTATTAAAATTACAAAAATATAAACAAAAATATAAACAAAAATATAAATAAAAATATAATAAATAATATAATATTTTTATTTTTACATATTTATATTTTTACATATTTATATTTTTACATATGTATAATTTTATTTCAATGTAAGTAAATATGTAAATTTATTAAGATCTCCCAATATTTCATCACGTATATTTAATAAATCACTATTTGATTTAAGATTTAATGTTTTTGATGAATTCATATTTATTAAATATTGTTTAAATTTTTCAATACATGCTTTAAAATCATCCACATTATCATAATCATGGAATGAAATACATTTTGTACTCATTAAATTTACACGAGAACCTGATTTACCAAGCATTGTTTCAATAAATTCATCGGTACGACTACTTAAATCACTATAAAGCTCATCAGTTGCTTTATGTGTTGAATAACTTAATGTTTTCCAATGATATACCTTTATTATATTGAGCATTTCTAAAAATTGTAACATTATATCTTTTTCACTATATTTTGAACGTGATACCACACGCTTTTGTGAACGTTTTCTTGTTACAGCCATTTATATATTTTAATTATATAATTATTTAACAAGTATTTTACAATAAGTATTTGAAAATAAGTATTTTACAACAAGTATTTGAAAATAAGTATTTGAATTTTATTATACAAATAATTATATGAATAAAGGTAATAATGATGAAACATCTATCATAAAAGAAATGATGCTTGTATGGTTCTTTGGTCATGAAATAAATAAATGTATTACTAAACGTAATTTATTGGAACATTGTAATAAAAATAGAGAAAATTGTAATCAATTACGTAAAGATGTTGAAAAATGTAAATTAATTTTTGAATTACTTGATTATAAAGTATAAATTATATTATTATATTATATAATAATGAATTATACAAGAAAAAATAAAAAACAAAATAAAAATTACCATAAAAAAGGAGGGAAATGGTCACTTACATATAAAAAAAGTATTAATTGTAAAAAACCAAAAGGATTTTCACAAAAACAATATTGTAAATACGGAAGAAATAAGAAATGAAAATAATATTATGTTTTTAATTTATTATTGAATCAAAACGTTCATAATCTATATTATCATAATCAAATAAATAATAATCTAGATTATCATTTTTAGGTTTACCTTCTTTTGTTATTGATATGTAAAAATTTCTTTTTATAGTTCCTTCATTATTTATTACTTTATTTTCAGGTAAAAGATAAAAGTACTTTTTATTTGGGAAATGAAGCCAATATAAATCATTATCACCTATATCATAGGGAATTAATTTTTTAATATTATTTATTTTTCCACATCTTTTAAATAAAGTAAATAAAACTCCATTTTCAGTTTTATTTTTTGTTCCAACTTTTTCTTGAACTTTTTTATTGTTTATTATAAAATCATGATGTAAATAATTGCCTGCTTCAACGAAATTACATTTTACATGTTTTGTTCTTAATTTTTTAAATTCCAATTCTTTTTTACCCAAATCACATATAGGATTATTGCTTTCTTCAAATGTTGATAAATGAAATTTATTATAATAAGTATTTAATTTTTCTATTACATTTTCTTTTGTTATTTCATTTATTTCATATTTTGATTTTTTATATCCAATTGAAATTTTTGACAATTTCATTGTATTTCCATCAAATATCCACATTCTTTTATCTTCCCAACAAATACATAGTATAATACAGTCTTTGTAATTTGAATTATTAGTAAAACTATATGTTCTTAATCGTTTTGCATTTGATTTTACTTGTATATTTAACCATAAATCTTTTGATTGAGTTTTAGGTTTTATAGATAAATCAGCTAAGCAACCTTCAAATGTTTTTTTACATTCATAATCATTTTTTATAATATCTATGAAATAATCAATACATCTTTCTTCATGAAAATGTCCAATTGCTTGTCCTAATTCTGTTTTTGATGCATTTCCGGATCTCTTTATTCCATCATTTTTTCTATGACATGCTGGACATATAATTCCTGTGTTTCTAGATTTAAATACATTAAAATGAACTTCATGTTCATGATTGCATGATGCAATATATCTTAATTTAGGTATTTTTCTTGTTTGAGTTAATAATTTATAATCATTTTCAGTTGTTAATAATTTACAATTTTTTGATGTAAAATAATTAAATACATCTTCATATAACATTTATTACTACAAGTATATTATTTATGAATTATTATGATGATTACTTCAATTTTATTTCTAAATAAGTATTTAATCATTCATATGAATGATCAAATGCTTAAAGCATTTTACGTCCCCAGAAGGATTCGAACCTTCGTCGAGTGGTTAACAGCCACCTATACTAACCGCTATACTATAGGGACTTTTTATACACCATATATGGTGCAATATTTTTTTCTTTTTTTTGCCCACGGAGAGAATCGAACTCTCGACCCCCAGTTTACAAGACTGGTGCTCTACCACTGAGCTACGAAGGCTTTGATGACTCTCTATCATCGTCACTCAATGGTAGAGTACCATTCTTTTCTATAATACCATTTTATATTTTTTTTGAGATTTTAACGCATTTTATCTTTTTCTAAATGTTTTTCTTTTTTATGTAAAAAAAATTATTATTTCTAATAACTTCTTCTACATATATTAACTATAAATTCTTTTTATATTGTTTTTTTTAATTATATTTATTTTATACTTAAATAATGTTTTAATCACTTTGATATCCATTATAACTATTTGTTTCAAATGAATTATTATCTGAATCATATACTTCATTATCTTTATATCCCATAGCATGTTTTAGAACATTATAGTATTCTATTGAATCTTCATAGTGTTCTTCATTATAAATATTTTGATTAGTATATAAATTATCATTGAATGATTTATTTGTTGACATTATTTGAATTTAGATTATACAAGCAAATAGTAGTAATATAAATAATATTATTACTATTATTTCAATTTTTTTAGATTTTATAATTTAAGTTTTTGACATTAATTATATTATATTATATTTAATTATAAAAATAATTAATTATAAAAATAAAAATTGAAAACAAATAAATACTTATTTTTATTTAATTATTTTTATAATGGCTTATATTTACAGAATATTAAATATAATTACTAAAAAATGTTATATAGGTGAAACAAAAAGTAAAAATGTCCAAACAAGATGGGAACAGCATAAACGAACTATAGAAAATAATAAAGGTTGTCCAGCATTAAGAGATGCTATTAAAAAATATGGAATTGAAAATTTTAATTTTAATGTTTTAATTATTTGTTTTGATAATGATCGTTTTAAATATGAAATTGAATATATAAAAAAATATAATAGTATTGTTCCTAATGGTTATAATATAACAAAAGGAGGTGAAGGTGGAGGATTTCAAGGAAAAAAACATACAGAAAAAGTAAAGAATATTATTAAAAAACAATTAAAAGAAAAATATATAAATAATCCTAAGTTAAAAAATGAAATTTCAGAAAGAAATACAATTATAATGCAGAATGAAGAAATAAGAAATAAAATAAAAAATGGAATGAAAAATTCAGAAAAATTAAAAAAAGCGATAAAAGAAAAAAGAATAGGTAATTATAAAAAAAAGTCATTAGATAAAGAAACAAAAAATAAAATTAGTAAAAGTTTAAAAAAATATTATGTTTCTTCTATTAATAATGAAATAAATATAGAAAAACATAGAAAAATTATGGCAAAAATTAAAGGAATTAAAATTCAACAATACGATAAAAATAATAATTTATTAAATGAATTTGAAAGTATAAGAGAAGCATCAAGAATAACAAATATTTCAAGAACATCAATTAGTTTAAATTTAAAAAATAAAGTAAAAAATTTTGGAGAGTTTATATGGAAAAAAAGTGAATAAAAACTATTTGAATGAATTAATTTATAAAAGTTATAAAAAATATAATTTTTATAAATATGCATGCGGCAGGGCTTGAACCTGCACATCCTGAGATATTGGAGCTTAAGTCCAACGCGTATACCAGTTTCGCCACACATGCGTAATAAAATGTCACCATATAAGGTGTTTCTTTTTTTGTTTTTTGTTTTTATTTTTGTTTTGCGACCACCATTTAATTTTTATTTATTTAATTTTTATTTGCTGTATGGTAGTGTTTTTTATTTTTATTTTTATTTTGTTTTTATTTTTATTTTGTTTTTATTTTTAATAAAGCCGACAAACCCCATTTTTAAACATCATATCTCCCTAGAACTAATCTTATGTTAGCTTAGGTTTTACAATCTCTCTTTGGAGATGTAATCGATAATGTGTTATTGTACTCATTCTTTTGATGAGATACTAAATAAGCCATCAAACCCCTTTACTATACATTTTGTATAGTTTGATTATGAATATCTTTGTATTCATGAATCGTTTTTTATCAATTACTTGACAAAAATCCCTCTTTCTATGAAAGTAGGGGTAAAAACTGACGTAGACGCTTTCCTCGCATAATCTACTTATTGTCAGAAATTTTTGAATTTGCTACCAGCCTTTTTTAAATAATTTTTGCTTAATTATATTTTTGCTGTTGACTGGAAAATATTTTTATTTTTATTTTTATATTTATATTTTTTTAGATATTTTTTATTTATGTTTTTTTACATATTTTTTATTTATGCTCTATGTGGGGCTTGAACCCACGACCCTCGGCTCATAAGACCGATACTCTAACCAACTGAGCTAATAGAGCTTTACATTGTAGAAAGTTTTTGTTTCTTTCTACAGTATAATTATAATAATTCTCTTTAAGTTTATTTCATAAATATTTTTTACCCCTTGAGGGGCTCGAACCCTCGGCCTCAAGATTAGAAGTCTTGCGCTCTATCCAACTGAGCTAAAGGGGCGTTTATCTGTTTTTTTTGCTGGATTTCTCCAGCGGTGGAAATGTGTTAGTAAATAAATAGTAAAAAATATATATAATTACGTACCTTTTATTTTTATTTTTTTTATTAAAAAAAATGAGGAGGTATAATTATATACTTACAAATATATTTATCCTCCTCATTATAGAAATATATTTTATCTTTATATTATTTGAAATTTATATTATTTGAAATTTATATTATTTGAAATTTATATTATTTGAAATTTATATTATTTGAAATTTATATTATTTGAAATTTATATTATTTGAAAAATATTTTATAAAATATCATAAAAATGAACAGCACACCAATTAAATAAAATTATAAATGGATTATTATCTAATAAATATTGTACATGATTGTATGGTAAAATATAATAACCATTGCAGCCATTATTTGTTCCCCATGAATTTTGTATTAAAAAACATCCAGTTGTATTGTTTCCATATGCATCAGTATATTTATATTGATCATCATAACCAACAATAACTACTATATGATTTCCTTCAACATTTTGCGGAATTGGTGTAAATCCATTATTAAATATTGGATAATTAGAATCAATTGTAATACCGATTGACACAGCATAATTATTTGTTAATAAAATTTTAACATTATTTATAATACTTTGAAAACTATCTATTGATTTTAATTGAATCATATCTTTACTGCAAACTGATAATAAAGAAAATCCAAGTTTTTCACCATTAATAGGATTTATTTTATAAAATTTTGCTACTTTCGCAGAATCTAATATATAAGATGGAACATCATGGATTCTTTTTCTTACCCACTCTTCAGTTAAATAAACCCTTGTATCTGTAGTAAATATATTTGCAGGTAATTCATTTGCTACTACATTTAATAAAGGATATGTATATTGTATTTCTAATGGACATGAATCTTGTGTAAGATAATTATAAATACCCATAGTTGAAGTACCTCCTTGATTAAAGATTGTATTATTAAAATTTATTAAAGAACTAGTGGTTTGATATAATTGCTCTACGTACGATAATGATGGTAACATATATGTTGAAAATTTTACCAATTCTGATGATGCAGTAGTAATATTTGTAATATCTATTGTATTTGAAGAAAGGTCGGTTTTCCCATAAATTTTACCTGATCCAAATCCTGTAATAATATAAGTATTTGATGAATCTTTCATATATGAATATAAATTTGAGTTTTCATCGCAACCTTTTAGATTTGTTTTGATTATGTGTCTTGTATATCCATATGTTATTCCACCTACTGTTGAAAATGAATAGCAACTTCCCAATCTTCCTTGATTTAAAATATATGGTCCCCATAATGGCGATGCATTTGTAAATTCCGATGGTGTAAATGTTTCTGTATTAGAATGTATTGCTGAATAATTTATTAACGTATATGATGATGGTAATGTTGATATAGTTTGACTAGAATTTATATAGTTATTATTTTGCTCATTTAACCATTTTGACGATGAAACCATTTTACTTTTTGGGGTATCAATAAAAATGCCATTTAATTCAGGTGTTTGAAAATAATATTGTTTGCTTATTGATGATGGTATTGATGATAAAACAGTCCATCTATTTTGAATAATTGGTGATGATTCAGATGTATTTTGATTATTTGAAGAAGTATGAGTTGGCATATTTGCATTATTTAATGAACTATTTGAATTAAAAATTGGAATAGAAAAACGACTTGATGTAGTATTATCATTATTTGAAATATCTATAGTAATTGAATTTGAATTATATAAATAATTTAATATATCATATGTTTGATGTTTTACATATCCAATATGTCTATGAGATAAATCAGGATATAAATATTTATTCATTTCTGTAAATTCAAATTGGGAAGAATTGTTTACATCAAATAATTTAAAATTAGTTATATCACTATATGTTGGAATAACTTGACCTGATTCAATGATTTTTGAGGAAATTGCATTTGCTTCAAGTATATTTGTAATTACTTCTGAATTATTTACTATATTACTTGAATTTAATGTAGATGATGTTATTGAATTTGATGTTATAGAATTTGATATTATAGAATTAGTTATTATTGAAGTAATATTATTTTGAGATGAATTTGATGTTTTTTCACATGTCAATCGTATTCCTATTTTATTTGATGAAACATTCATAATATTATATACAATAATAATATTAAAAAATTGTTTTTGTTTTTGTTTTTGTTTTTGTTTTTGTTTTTGTTTTTGTTTTTATAAAAATTGTTGTTTTTATAAAAATTGTTGTTTTTATAAAAATATATTTTAATATTCGGAACTACCAGAATCGAACTGGTGACACTCTGATAACTACATAAAAAATATTACTACTACAGTCAGATGCTCTACCAACTGAGCTAAGTTCCGTTTTGGCGGAGGTTTTAATGAAATTTTATCCACCATTATTAATTAAGCTTATGTCTTTAAGTAGTTTTTGGGCAAATTAATATATTTTTGGGAGGGCTAGAGGGGGAGGAGTTGGGCAAGGGGGGCAAGGGGGCAAGGGGGGGGGAAAGATTCATTTTATATTTCCAAATAACATCGAATATATTTTTTTTCATGGTCTACAAATAAATGATTATTTAAATGTGATGAGGTATATACTGCTTTATCATTATTATATATACCATTTTTATATGTTATTATTAATTGTTCTTCGATATTTTCTTGATTATAATCTTCTGAATTTAATTTTTCTTCATTTATAATTTCATTTTTATCTTTTTTATATTTACTCCATTCTGAACTTATTATTTTTGTATTTTCTTTAAATCGACAATTTATATTTCCTCTTTTTACATATATATTATAATCATATCCTTTATAATTTTCACCATATTGTACATGTAATTCATTCGTTATTTCATTATTTTCACTATTACTTTCATTTTTATTACATTTATTATTTATTTCATTATTTTTTTTCTCGAATCTATGATAACAATAATCCATTATTATCTTTCTATTCTATTTTTATAATAAATTATTTTTTATTTTATTATAAAATTAAATATTTTTTTCAATTTTTTATTTATTTACATTTATTTACCTCTTTTAACTTTTTATTCATTTTTTAAAATTTTTTATTCATTTTTTTAAATTTTTTATTCATTTTTTTATTTATTTATCTGTTTTAACTTTTTTCTAATTTTTTATTTATTTACAAAACATATTCCCAATAAATACTACACCTACTATTCCTAATAATAAGCCAACATGATAATTACGTTGCATATGCTTATATACTTTTAACCATGCTTGCTTTTGGTCTTCTCCATGAATATGCATTATCATCCAATTTGTTTTTGGTGCTAAAATATAATAGAAATAATTAGTTACCATTGTAATTCCACCAATTAAACAAAGAAGAGACATACGTGTTAATTTTTTACTTGATGTCCAATTCCACCATATTACTATTAAAGATAATATAAGTCCTAGAATAAATCCAGCAAAATAAATATTTCTACGTTCTTTTACTATTCTCATATAAATATTTTGTTGTTTCGGATTTAATATTTTCATAAAATTTTGAGTTAGTTGAGTTCTTTCTGCCATATAACTAGTATATAACATCCCTGCAATTAGAATTGCTGCAATTCCACAACTTATCATACATACCATTTTATTATATATGTATTAGTATATTATTTTTTCATTTTATTGGGTTATTTTTTATTGGGTTATTTTTTATTGGTTTGATTTTCTTCTTTGACGTGGAATATCAATCGGTTCTGATGGTATATAAATAAAATTTTTATAATCTTCAAAACTTGTTATACAATGGTTTGTAAAAAAATATTTACGATCTTTAATACAATGCTTGTTAAATAATTCACACTTTTTTATATGATTTTCTATATCATTATATTCATCACTACAAAAAATACATTTATACTTTATATTATTATTTGTATTGGATTCATCAAATTCTTGTGAAGAATGCAAAGATTCATTTTCATTATCTTTCGGTGTTTTCGGAGATGTAGATGAAGAACTTGTTTCAGACATTATTACTTCTTATATTTTAATTATTATATAATTATTTTATATTTTTATTCCTATTAATTTATATTTTTATTCCTATTAATTTATATTTTTATTGTTTTTATTGTTTTATTTTTATTTATTTTCTTATATTATATGGCATTTTTAAATAAAAATATTGCGTCTTCAACTATTAATAATGGTTTTGTAAAAAGAAATATTTTTAAAGTTATTACTGTTTATTTAATATGCGTTTTATTATTTGCTTTCATTAATTATATATTTTTAAATGATGGTACTCATTTTCGTGGGGCAAAAACTTTTATTGACCATCTTTATTTTTCTTCATGTACTTTTTGTACACTAGGATATGGTGATGTTGCTCCAATTTCTCAACTTGCTCGTTTATGGATGTGTACTTATATTATTTTTGTCTTTTTTATTTTTGGTCATGTTTTACATAGATTCTTATAATAAAAAATATTTTTTGCTTTGGCTTTGGCTTTGGCTTTGGCTTTGGCTTTGGCTTTGATTTTGATTTTGATTTTTAATTTGTATTTGTTTTAATAATATCTTTCATGTTATTAACGTAATTTATAATTTCATACTCTTTTATTGAATCGTGATTTAGATATTTGTTGGTAAAACATATATAGTTATCACACGATACTTTAAAATCACATAATATTTCTAATATATAATTAAATGTATATTTGATATCATCATTACTATTCTTATTACTTTCAATATTATATTTATTGTTTTCATTTAATAATATATCTATTAGTTTTATCATGTAAGAATATGAATATTTAAATAATGTAATTGTTATTTTATGTAATTCTTCATACTTTTCTTCTATTTTTTCTGTAAATATAGATTCAATTGATTGTGATGAATTATTTGAAAATAAATTATTATATTCTTGAATATATTTAATTGGATTATATAGATCTTCTATACATTTTATTGTTGTGTTAAAATTTATTATTTCATAAATATCTAGAATTCCATTATCTTTGAAAAATTCATGTAAAGGAAGTATTGTTTCGTCTTGTATTACATCTATTATCGTATGTAATTCTTTATCGTTGAAATATATTTTATGATTATAACCTTTTGAATTTATTTGTGCTATTTTTAATTTTGAAAATTCTAATATGTGTTTCGCTTTCCTGAATAAATCTCCTGTTTCTTTTTGTGTTGTCATTTGTTCTGTACTTTGTTGTGTACTTTGTTGTGTACTTTGTTGTGTATTTTGTTGTGTACTTTGTTGTGTACTTTGTTGTGTACTTTGTTGTGTACTTTGTTGTATACTTTGTTGTGTACTTTGTTGTGTACTTTGTTGTGTACTTTGTTGTGTACTTTGTTGTGTACTTTGTTTCTTTCTTTCTTGAATATAATTATTTATTTGTAATCTATATTCATCATCTTCAGGATTTTCTTCATCATCTATATTAATATCATAATCATCATCTAATGAACTATTATCTTCTTCATCACTATCATAATCATCTTGTAGATCTTCATTATCACTTTCACTTTCATTACTTTCTTCATCTTCACTATCATATTGATTTTCATGTTCAATATTATGTTGATTTTCATCTTCACTATCATGATCACTATCATTATCATTATCATCTTCACTATTATTATTATCTTCACTATCATTATCATCTTCACTATCATTATCATTACTGTCATAATCATTATCTTCATTGTATGAATTTATTTCATCATGTATATTATATTCTTGCCATTCTCTTGGTATATCACCATCATACATTAAATCTATCATATCATTCACTACATATAATGAAAATGTAAATAATATTGATCTTAATGCTGATTCAGGTCTATTTGATTTTGAAATGTTTTGTAAATCTTCTAGTATATTATTTTGAAATAAATTTTCTCTTATAATATTTGTTACCTCTCCTGGATATATCATTTGAGGGTTTGCTTGACGTTTTTTTTCTTCAATTGCTGTTCGACAAATTGGACATTCGTTATTTCTTTTTAAGGTTTCTAATAAACAAGTTAAACAAAACTTATGACCACACTGCGTTACAACTGTATTTTTTGTTCCTTCCATTAATTCATCATAACATATTGCACAATCAAATACTTCTTTTATTTCTATTTTTCTTTTTTTTGTACTAATTGTTGTTATCATTTTATCTTCAGTATTTTTATTATGAGAATTTGATGTTTCTCTAATACGAACTAAATCTACTATTACATTTACATCTGAATTATTATTTATTGAAATTACTGGTGTTGTTTCTTGTATGTTTTGATTTATATCAGTATTTTCATTATTTATATCTACGTTGTTTTCATGTATGCTGGTTTCATGTACGTTGTTTTCATCTATGTCTGATTCATCGTCAGTAGATTCAATATTTTCTCCATTATTATCAAATAATTTTCTTTTTACACCATTTATTAATGTAAATATTGAATATTTTTTATTTTGATTTATTCTTTGTGGTGCATTTGGACATTCATATATATGATTTTGACTTTCAAATAGTTCATTTTTATTAGGACTTGATTGTGGAGTATTTATAAATATACTATCAACATTATTAATATCAAAATTATTTACTACATTTTCATTGACAATATTTTCCATTTCTTCAATAAATTCACGATAAATTAAAACTTGATTTTCTCTTATATTATATTTTATATTTCTACATTTATCCATTTCAATTTTCCTTTAATTAATTAATATTTATTCTAATATTATATTTATTTTTTTATTTATTATATTTTATTATTTGTGTAAATTACAAAATTATTTAAAATTGAATCATTTTTAATATAAAATTTTATTTGCAAATTTAGTTAAAAACAAGACAGATTGTTCTTATTATAATTATTTCAAATATTTCAAATATTTCAAATATTTTCAATGACTTCTCCTCCTCACTATACGATTGTTGAAGAATTACCAATTTTATATGGTGTTGATAAAAATAATAGAATTAAATCTTGGACCGCTAAAATTGCAATGATTGATAATAATAAAAATAATATTTGTTCTATTATCGAACATGGACTTCTTGATGGAAAAAAAATAATATCTACAAGAGAATATACTACAGGAAAAAATATTGGCAAAAAAAATGAAACTACTGTTTTACAACAATGTATTCTTGAAACAAAGAAAAAATGGTCTGATAAAATTGAAAAAGAAGATTATTCTATTAATTATATACAGGATATAAAAAATAAAAATAGTAAAGATCATGTGAAGGATGCTGTCAAGGATGCTGTGAAGATTGATGCGAAGATTGATGCGAAGATTGATGCGAAGATTGATGCGAAGATTGATGTGAAGATTGATGCGAAGATTGATGTGAAGATTGATGCGAAGGATGCTGTGAAGATTGATGCGAAGGATGTTCATGCTCTCAAGAATCTAAAAATATTTCCTATGTTAGCTCAAACTTTTGACCCAAAAAGTATAAAATCAAAAAAAAATGATATTGTTTTCCCTTGTTATGTTCAGCCAAAATTAGATGGGTTACGTTGTATTACTTATTTATCTTATGATGAAAAATCAGTAATTACTCAATCAAGAACAGGTTGTTATTTTACTTCAGTTCAAAATATAGTAAATGAATTATTACCATTCTTTCTTGAAAATAAGAATATTATTTTAGATGGAGAATTATATACAAAAGATATCCCATTTGAAACATTAGCTGGAATTATTAAAAAGAAAAAAATTACACCTGAAGACAATAAAATATTGAAAAGAATTAGTTATCATGTATACGATATGATTGATTTGAATAACTTATCATTGGAGTTTTCTGAAAGATACAAATTTATTAATCATAAAGTAAGACATTCAAAGTCAATAAATTCTTGGAATTATATCGAAATAGTAAATACATGTCAGGTTATTGATATTACTCAGTTTAAAATAAAATTTACTGAATATGTTAATGACGGTTATGAAGGTATTATGCTTAGAAATGAAAAAGGAATTTATAGGCAAAATTATCGTAGTTCTGATTTACAAAAATATAAAGAATTCTTTGAGGATGAATATGAAATTATTGGTTTTAAAGAAGGGGAAGGTCGCGATAAAGGCACAGTTATTTGGATTTGTAAAACACCTAATCATTGTGGTGCTAGAGAATTCTCTGTTCGTCCTAGAGGAACTATTGAAGAACGATCTCAATTTTATATTGATGGAGATAAATATATTGGGAAAAAATTGACTGTTATTTATCAAGAACTATCTGAAATGAATGTTCCAAGATTTCCTGTTGGTAAAGCAATTCGCGAAGGTTATTAAGTGGAGGTTATGTATTATTTAACTTTGTTGTGTATATGTATTATATGTATTATATGTATTATAAAAATTATTACATATAATATTTTTTTACAATTTGTTATCTTATGTGTGTTATATTTTTAATATTATATTATTACATTCATTATTACATTCATTATTACATTCATTATTACATTCATTATTACATTCATTATTACATTCATTATTACATTCATTATTACATTCATTATTACATTCATTATTACATTCATTATTACATCATTTATTATTTAAAAATCAACAACATTTCCAGTAACGTAATCGTTCTCATAACCAGGGTTTGTATTGTTAGCAGCTAATTCAATTACACGTCCGGAATATTTAATGGCCATCATTGCACCATTATGCTTGATTCTAAAAACTGGAGCTTTGTCCTCAGATACTACTTTGTAGAGATCAGGCTGGTATATAGTTAATACACTCAAGGGCTGAAGAGGTGAAACTGCGGCAAGAGCTTGAACAATGATTTGAGTACCATAGTTGGATAATGGTGACATACTGAACTCAAATGTAGAAGATTGAAAAGCGTTATCTGAAACCCAATTGAGCCAAGATGATGATTCATTATTTCTAAGGTAAGCACTTAATCTATTGCAAGAAGTTGCAAAATTAACAACTGGAGTAGATGCAAATGTTCTAGCAGCATTAAAGTCTGCATTTGAAACAGGAACAAGAGCGTTAAAGTTGAGTTTTAATGTCTTCTTAGAAACAGCACTAAATGAAAGTCTCTGAGGTGTAGAAGAATTTAATGCAGTTGGATTCCAAGGACCATCTTCTGTTCCTACCATATTTGAAATAATATTCTCAAGAGTATCTTCATAATTATTAACACCACTTTGACCAATCATATTATTAAGACCTGCAGCAACAACAGTAGCAGTTGTGTATTTCTCAATTACAAAACTGAGACCTGTATTATCAGATACAAATCTTGAACCATATACATTAAATACCATACCTTCAGTTACATCATGATTGATCCAATAACTTCCTGGCATAAGGTAAGGATTATCAAGTCTGAAGAATACATTGTATTTTGTTGATGCATTAGGATTTAGACTCTGATTATTAGAGAATATATTGAGATTCTCATCGTTGTATTGGACATAAGAAATATCATAAACAGCTGTAGAAGCATTATATGTCACACTTATTTGCTTTGAACGACTAGATTCTCCTGAACCACTTTCATTTAATTGTAAAGAATTAAATAATGTATCAATTAAAAGACTATTATCTACACTATTTACAATACCATAATATAATTGAAGAGTTAGCTTATTAGTAGCAGGGCGAAGAGGATATCTCAAACTAGGGTCAGGGAATTGGAGATATTGTTCTAATGTCTTTCCACTTGGATGACTAATAATAACATTAACTGCATTTGAATCAACTACAGATCCTGGATGATTTGCACTATCAGGTAAAGCTAAATCGTTATTTGCATTTGTCTCAAGATACCATTCTTTGTAGTTTGCATTTGGGGCGCCAGGATATATAACTGTATAAGGAAGACTTGTAATAGCACGAACATCAGGATATACTAAACGAATTTGAGGATAGTACATTTGGATATAAGAAGTAGAATTAATGTAACGGAATGTACTTACACCATTAGTAATATTTGTACCAATAATATATCCATTCATTACAAAACTATCATCAAGTTCACTCTCAGTTTTATCAAATTCAAGATCTGCAAGAGTATATGTATGAGATTCCGGCATTTCAAGAGCATCAACTCTGTATATTTTAACATTTCCTTGGCTATTAATTTGAATGGTATATTTAACATTTGATGCACCATTATATACACGTCTTGCAACAATTTGATTGGGAGAAGAAACAAGAGATGGCATGTTGTGCATATGATATTTACTAATTACATCTCCAACTGAATTTACAAATTTGTTAGATAATGTAAATCTAGCAGAGTTGCGTCCAACAACAGAGTAAGTAACAGCATAACTATCAGGATTTACATTTAATGTGTATAATCTTGAACCAGCAACACCTGAAACCATTGAACAATTGTATGTTAATTTAAGACCAAGGTTTCCAAGAGTACCAGCAGGAATATTATCCTTAAAATTGAGATTATACATAGGAGCACTATCTGTAATAATATAACTGTATGTAGAACCACTATTTATAGGTTTTACTTTAAATGTTACTGTTGAAACGGTTCTTACAAGGTCGTATGAAATAGTTCCAATAGAAGAATTATTTGTACCATTGTTGTTACGCCATCTTGAAAAGGTTACTTTTCTTGCATTATTTTCATCATGGGCTACAAGACCAAGAGAACTTGATAAATATTGTTTAACAGAATAGTTTGATACACCAACATTGAGAGATGAATAGTATAAGTCAACCTTAACCTCATCATTCTTAAGACTAAAGTTAAAGTTATCCTCAACTTGAAAACCAACTGGATAACTAATAAGGACACCTGATACTACTGTACCAATATTTTGGGTTCCATTGTTTAAGTTAATTTGATTATTGTTATCACCAAAAGCAACAAAAACATTTACATTACTAGGAACATCTTGTCCAAAAGGTACATTACTAAAAGACTCAATAACCTTAAAAGCTTTGTACTTTTGAGAAACAATACGGAGATTCTGAAATACATTTCTTGTACTAACAATTGAATACCAATCATTTCCATCTTTATTAACAACAATTGTAACTGTATCATTGGTTGCACTTAATGTAGCAGTAAGACCTGTTATAACAACACCATTTGCAGGTAAGTTATACTGATAAATATAATTATTATCAAATACATTCAAAATATCAGAACTAGTTTGATATTTCTTACCTGATACACTTACAACTAATGCACTTTCATTTGTACTACGCATTTTCATATCAAGTACAAATTCTTTTTGTTTGTAATTGTTATTTACATCTGTTACTGCGTGATTGATATTTAAATTAACAATCATTTCAGCATCAGTAGCAAAATCATCAATCTTTATATTACTTTGAATTCCATAATTAACATCAAGATGAAAATTAACATTATCATTTAAAATACTTAATCCTTCACTTCCACTCATTAATTCAACGTCAGACCAATTAGCGCCTCCATCTGCACTCTTTTGTACTTTGCAAATAGCAGTAAAGAAATCATAATAATTGAATACGACAGATGATGAAGGACCGTTCTGAGAAACTGAAGAACCATCAACAAAAACAATATTGATATTTCCATTTGAAAGAGCAACCTTTCTTAAAGTGAATGTTGGTAATTTAATCTTTATGTTGTTGTAATTACCAATCATTAATGGAACACTTAAATTGCTGAATGTATAATCATTACCATTTTGACTTGATGCACTATTAAGATCTAAATTAATCTTTACTGGATTGCTTCCAGCAAGATTTGAAGATACTTCTAATGAAACATGATAACTAAAAATATCTAATTGATCTCTTACACCAATAGTTTCGGAAACATTAAATACTTTAAGAGCATAATTAAAGTTTAATGATCTTGTGCGTCTTACATTCTCATCTAATACGTATGTACTATCTGTCATCCATGATTTTAATGAAGATTGATCTATTACATTAACTACACCAAATGTATGTTTGTTTGAATATAAATATTGGTCTGAGCTATTATAATCCCATAACCAATTAACATCTGACAAAGCAGGTAAATCGCCAAGAACCTTGTTTCTAAATACTAAACGAAGATCATTGCTCATCATATTCAAATCAAGATTTGTTGCAAGAACCGAACTGGATTCAAAATAGTTAGATGCAAGAGAAGACTTAACACCTGAAGAAGATACAAATCCTTGAACATTACTATCTTGCATCATATCCATGGCAAACTCAACATCTAGCCATTGAATTTCATTATCAGCAAGTTGATTACTAACATTAGCATTCTCTGTAAAAGTAAATAATGTAGAATCTAATGTATCATTAAGAACATTCTCATTAACAGTATTATTATACTCACGTTTAATAAGAGCACTGTTTCCATTCTTTCCTAAGCATTCGGTTCCAACAACTAATTCAGATGCTTTCATATATTTACATGTTACATCATAATTAATAAATTGAGTTGTTAAATGATTATTATCAAGAATACCTACTGCAGAAGTATATCCAGGATCAGTTGTTTCATAATATACATTTGCAACTAATCCGCTTGCTTGAGCTGTATTAGTTACTTCTGCATAGTTTAATGATGCAAATAACACCTCAACACGATCATTTGTAGCCTTATTCTCGATCTGAATCAAACCATTTTTATTATAACCATAAGAACCAAGATACTCGGTTTCAGTTCCAACAGAAAGATTGTTGTTCGCAGGATTAAGAACTACATTGCCATTATTTACTTCAATCTGATGGTCGTAATCATTATCTCCATTATCCCATATAGCCTTCATATACTTGTCATTATTTACAAGGGCACTATTATCAAGAGTAAAAACCTCAGATGAATCAGTCTCATTGTAACTGTAAGTGGCATTGAAAACATATTGAGGAAGAGAATTGTAATTAATGAAATAATCCTCAAACATAAATTTATAATCGCCAATTTGAGTACCTACCTGATTTGATGATGTTTGTACTGATACTAAACTTATAATTTCATCAGAACCTCTAGGACCAGCAGAAAGAGAAGCATCAAATATTAATTCTACACGATTAGTAATTTCAGGACGAACAGAAACTGGGTTGCTTCCAATATATAAAATCATCTTGCCTTGAATATTTGCCCCTGTGTTATTTCCAAAAAACCATTTAGAACGATACCATGAAGCAGCATTTCCTGATGCTTGAGGTCTTGAATATACAACTACAAATGGGTTTTGGGCACTAACATTGGTTGATTTCTGATCAATAATCATGTACATTGAACTAATATCACTGTATACAGGGCCTGTAGAATTAAGATTTGTATTTCCGTAAACATACCAATTTACTTTGGGCATTTTATTGTTTGATAATAAACGAGAATTATGAAAACTCCATCCATTGCTATGTACTCCAAATAAATCACTATCAGTTGCAGAATCAGCAATTACATTTGCAATATTTAATGAAGGATTAGAATTTCTTCCTTGGTAACCTCCATTTACATTACCATTTACCTCAACATCCATCTTGAAGCCATATCTTACTTCGGTTTTAGCATCTGAAAAGTAATCATTTGTAAGATTTTCAATATTAGCAGAATAAATAACACTATTATCTAAAGCAGTCTCAGTTGTTAATGATTGAGCTTTGTGGACACCAAAAGGAAGACTATTAGCAACAGATTGATTTGCAGCACTATTATTTACAGTAATATCAGCATTTACAGAGTCATAAACAATCTTATAAGATCCTGTCTTAAGACCTGGTAATCCCTCGATAGGATTAATAACATAATTGTTATCAGCTGCAGATTGATGACTGCCTCCAACTTGATTACCAATTAATTTGTTGGTATTGGGATCTCTATTAATATAAGTATCAGTTTGATTAACTAATAAAATATTACTATTATCTGCGGATTCTTGAATGAAAGCACCAATTACAGTCTCACCAGCACTAGTTTCTCCCATATTGCTAATATTCTTAGGATTGCAAAGAGCCTTAAAACGGTTCTTAATTTCAGCAGAATTTAAATTACTTTCTAAACTAACTTGAAAAACATCATTATAAGAATTAGTTTGTCCATCAAGAAGGTTTGCTGGAATTAAATCACTACCAGCATCAATTTTTATTAAATAACTAGAATCGTACATGGGAACACTTCCAGTTGAAGTAATATATTTGGCAATATTAGCAACTCCTGAAATATTACCTACATTCGGCTGTTGAGATAATACATCCTGATTACCAGCACTTTGCTGTTTAAATTGACTTGTAATTACCATTTTTTCTGAAGGGAACTGATCCTGATTTACACAAACGTGCTTGTTCATACCAACATTAATAGCTGTTGAGTTATCAACAGTATTATAATATGAATCAGCAGCAGGTGTTAAATTTAAGGAAGAATCAGTAGCCAAAAATTTGACGATATCAACCTCTGCCTTTCCCTCAATTACAGGGACAGATACACCTGGAGCAATGGATTGAGTAGGTTGATAGCGACGAGAAGAGTATGTACTAGGTACACTTCCAGATTGCAACGAAACTATTGACATTATAAAATACCACAATAAAAAAAATAAAAAAAATATTATTATTTTACTAAATAATAATATATGCTTTATTAATTTATTAGTTTATTCTATTAATTATACATTTTATTACCATTTTTCGTGTTTTTTTTTATTTATATTATTTTTTTTATTATTTTATTACCATATTTGCATAACTTCCATAATTGTATAACTAAAAAAAATGTTTGGGTATAACTTTCAACATACCCTTTTTTATTGGTTTTATTGGTTTTATTGGGTTTTTGTCTTTTTATTGGGTTTTTTACTTAATTTCTATTAATTATAATTCCATGTTTTAATAATAATTCTTCATCTTTTTCTGAAAGATTGTTGATCGCTTTTTCTGTTATTATTATATCTTTGTTATTTTCACTATTACTGTTTTCCTCTTCTATAATCTGTTGTCTTGTCTTGATTAGATTTTGCATTTTTTCTTCAATTTCCTTAAGTTTTTCTTCAAGAACTTTCTTAGCATCTTCACAATATTTGATTGCTGTTGTAAGCGCTTCAGGTATTTCTGTGTCATAAATTTCAACATTTGGTTGGTCATGCGCTCTTGATTGTGTTCGTTCACTTTGCTGAAATATTATTGGTTTAACTAGTATTGCATCATTTATAATTTTTGCTTCACTTTTTGGTATCGGTAAAATTCCTTCCATTGCCATTTTTACTGGTTGTGATGCGCTTTTATTCTCAAGAACCATCCAGTAATAAGGATCATTGTAAACAAATTTTGCACCTTTTGGTTGTGAACGAATTTCTCTTTGGAAAGTTTCTGATTTTTCTCCTGATTTCCAGTATGCAACATGAATAAATGCCATGTTTACTTTCACATTGGTTTGAATTGTTTTTGAAACCAAATTTACAGATGCAATTACTGCTATTTCTTGTTCTTCAAATAAGTCTTTGATTTTTTGTTCACTAATTACCGTGTAGACAACTGGAATGTAGAGAGACTTGATATCCATTGATTCTTTTTCTTGATTTTCATTTCTTGGTCTTGGAGATTTTTCATTTTTTGATGGGCTGTTTGATGGGCTGTTTGATGGGCTGTTTGATGCACTTTTTGCTTTCACAGTTTCCATAGAAGTAGCAAGTTTGTTCATGATTTCGTTGATAGTAGATGATGTAGATGAGGCCATTTGATTTCTTTAGGTTGTCTTGATGTCAGGAAAGCTTGATAGATAGGATGACTTTTTAGTCTTTGTTTGAGTTGTATTAAATAATAAATTCCTTCCCCATTTCAATTTTTTATTTTTTTAATTAATAAAAATAAAAAATAATTTAATAAAAAAATAAAAAATAATTTAATAAATTCAATAAAAATTCAATAAAAAATTCAATGTAATTTTGATATATTTTTAACAATTATTTATTTATTTGGATAATTTATTTGGATAATTTGTTTATTTCTGTTACTTATTTATTTATGCTGTACTTGCATTATTAGTAATATTTTTAAACCATCCCCCTAAACAATTACCTATTTTCCCTCCGAATTGATGTTTTCTACTTTTTTTTTGATGTTGTTTTTTACTTCTTTGTTGAGTTTTACCTTTTCTTCCGCCTCCATAAGAAATTCCTCCTGCAGGATTTGTAAAAAATTGTTGCATTGGTCCTATTTGAATAAAATTACCTCCTGTACTACTTACTCCACCTTTTAAACTTCTTCTATGACTATTACGTGATTTTTTTGAAGATTTTCTATGTTGTCTATGTTGTCTTCTTTTACTTACACGATGATACATATTAACTTTCTTATATTATTCTAATATTTTATTTAGTATTTTATTCTATTTTATTGTATTTTATTGTATTTTATTGTATTTTTACTTTTTTTACTGTTTATTCTATTTTTATTTATTCTATTTTTATTTATTCTATTTTTATTTATTCTATTTTTATTTATTATTTTTTTGTAAATATACAATATAGATAATTACATCATATGTTTCATAAATTAAAATCTAAATTACGTACTTATCGTTCACGTGTAAAACGTTCTCATTGTCGTCGTACTCATCGTGCTAAAAGTTGTAAACGTATTCCTGGTTGCACTTTTGCTAGTGGTACTGTAAGAAGATTTTGTCGTAAACGCACTAATAAACATGTTAATCTTTATTAAATTTTAGAAATTTTATAATTTTGTAAATATTCAAAAGTGTAAAATAAAATAAAATAAAATAAAATAAAATAAAATAATTTAATTCATTTTCATTTTGATTTATATTATTTAATAATTTATTTAAATACTTATAATATACAAGAATATGAATGCTAATAATAATTCTCAAACCCAAAATATAAATATTTCTTCTAATCGCCAGGCTTCCACAATTCAGGGTGCTGGTGCTGGTGCTGGTGCTGGTGCTGGTGCTGGAAATAATAATGTTGCTCCTGCTCTTCAACCTAATTCTTCTATGTCATGTAAACGTATATGCAATTCCGATAATGCTTATTTAGTTGTAAATAAAGAAAATCCTTATGATTCATCTAAATTTATGTGTTATTTAAATAATGATAATGATAATGGTGGAATTACTAGATGTGATAATGGCAATATTCCTATTTTAGATGATAGAAGTATTACTGATTGTTCTCTAAATCCTTATTGGAATAATGGTAACCGTAATGCTGCACAAGGTGGTCAAAATGGTACTTATAATATTATTTTTGATATTAATAATAATAGTTGGAGTAATAAAGAATGTAGAAAAATATATGGACAAAATGTTGTAAGTGGTGTCGGTAAAAATACTAATATTTGTTATCAACCAACTGAAAGTGGCGTATTAGTACGTGGTTATATTCCTTCTAATTGGAATGATGATAAATCTGACAGTATTTTAATTGGACAAAATAATGTTCCTTCTTCTCAACGTAAAATGATTATTAATCAACAGGCTGAAAAGCAATATAATAATCAAAAATTAGCTGCTGAAATTGCATCTCTTAGAAAAAGAATTAGCGAAGCAACTGAAAAATATAAATCACTTCAGAATATCGCTGACATGAAAAACGCTCAGTCTGCTGCCGCTTCTATTAAAGCTGAAGAAGCTAAAAAATATGCATTGAATTATGCAAATCAAAATAATGCTGGTTCTAATGGTCGTGGTGCTGGAGGTGCTGGGGGTGCTGGAGGTGCTGGAACTGCTTTTTATGGTCCAAATAAAGTTAAAAATAATACAAACTTGAATAAAATGGTTTCCAATGCTACTGATGCTGTTAATAATGCAAATTATTTATCCATTCAAGCTCAAAATATAAAAATTGATGCAAATAATGCGAAAATTTCTGCTGAAAAAGCAAAAAAAGTTATGAATGATTTAATTGATTATCTTAATCGTCTTTTAGAAGAGTCTAATATGATTCAAAATAATATTAGTGAAAATAATTTGGCTCAGCTTAAAATTAATATTGGCTTCGAAGATCCTAATCCTTTTTTTGGAGATATGATGGTTTGGCGTGGACAAAGTGTTCGTGCTAATAATAGAAGCACTTCTCCTCTTCCATACAGTGACCATATTCATTTTTAGGAGAGAAAGAGATAGAAAGAAATAGAAAGAAATAGAAAGAGATAGAAAGAAAAAGAGATAGAAAGAAATAGAAAGAGATAGAAAGAGAGGACATCACTATTTTCGATTATTTTTTTCTCATTTTTTTTTCGGTCGGTATAATAATATAACAGTAAATATAATCATGGATAATATGAATAATATTGAATATCATGGAAATATTGAATATCATGGAAATATTGACAATAATGAACATTACCAATTTAATGAATATGATGCAATAGAAGATTATAATTCTAAAAATCTTATTTATAATGCTGATGAAGATGGAGTTGCTATGAATGGTGATGGAAATCGTCATGATATTGGTAATGGTAATTATGAATATGAACATACTATTGATTATCATCTTCATGATGACTTAGTTCAGAGTGGGAAAAATATTATTGTAGAAGATAAAGTAAGAAGAAAAGAAAAAAAAGTTATTGTCGTTAATGAAACTGTTGTTGATTCATCCGAATCATTAGAATCATCTTCTTGTTATTCTTATCATCATATTAAAAATGAATCCGGTTATTTTGATGAATCTGTTGATGCGACATATGTAATTCATTTAGAAAATAATGGTCGTCTTGATAGCATTTTTGAACAACTTTCATTGTATAAACCAACTCAAGACGTTTTTATTCTTTATAACAAGGGATACAAAAAATGTAAAAAACCTTCTTTTATTAAATACCCTTCTATGGATTTAGTTGATGCATATATAAATGTATTCAAACATTCACGTGATAATGGTTTTAAAAATATTTTGGTCTTAGAAGATGATTTCTTTTTTAATGAAAAGGTTAAAAATATTGGTGTGCAAAATGATATTAATACATTTATAAAATCTCAAAATGATGATGCTTTTGTTTATATGTTAGGAACAATTCCTTGGTGGAGAATTCCTGTTTCTACTACTAGTAGTAGAGTTTTATTAAGTACTGGTACACATTCTTGTATTTATTCAAAAGCATATATCGATAAAATAATTTTATATTTTGATAAAAATTATGATAAGGTCTTTGATTGGGATTATTTCATAAATGTTGGGAATTTTACATGGAATCGTTATATGTATAATAAGCCTTTATGTTATCAATTATTTACTGATACTGATAATTCTAAAACATGGGGAAATCTTAATAGCTATATCGACAGCGAAAATAATTTTTTTATGAATAAATTTATTACATTCTTTCGTTCTGTTTTTATTTCATTTTTAAATTTATTAAATTTGAATAAAAGTGTTAATCCTGGTTATATTTTTTGTTATATTTTTTCTATTGTTTTAGGTACTGCTACGGTTTTACTTGGGCTCTTTTTTATTGGTCTTATTATTGTTATTGTTATTTATTTTACTATCGGAAGAAAGGTTGATGTTAAAAAAATTATACAAAGTGGCGGAGGTGGAGGCGGAGGCGGAGGCGTAGGAGCAGGAGCAGGTGGACATGGAAGTCTTGGTGGAAGCTGTGCTGGGAAAGATTTTATGGATGATGTTAATGGTTTTTTTAATATGGTGGTTTCAAAATTATCTTAATTCTTTTTTGTTTTCTCTTTTTTGTTTTCTCTTTTTTGTTCGTTTTTAAAAATAAAATTTATTATTAATTTTATTTTTAGGTATCATAGTACTATACTTGAATCTGTTCTTCATTAGGATTGGTATTAGAATTCCGATTCCGATTCCGATTCCGATTCTGATTAGGTATGTTCATTCATAAGCAATACATTTTTTTTATAATTTTTATAAAATTTTATAAATCCCTCTCTATCAAAATGCTTATTTCTACATCTTCTAAATTGAATTTTATATGTATATGTCGGATATTTATTGATCATGTGCTCAAAATATGATTTTTTCATATTACTTACAAAATAAATCATCTTTGGATGTTTCTCCAATAACTTTAACATTACATTTTCATCCTGATTTTTTACATACTTTATATATTTCCAATTAGTTTCACTATTTACTAATTCATTTTGTAATTCACATGATAAATTAAACATATTTTGTTTATATTTATTTGTTCTATTTCTTATATAATCAGGAATCTTACTTATATCTGTTATCGTATCATTTAATTCTAAATGTTCATTGCTTTGGGTTCGGTGAAATGGAGAGAAATAGTTTGAAAAAGATTGGGAGTGGGAATGGGAATGGGAATGGGAATGGGAATGGGAATGGGAATGGGATGATTGTTTTTTATTTATCTCGCAATTTATTATTTCTCTCAATTCTTTTAATTGTCTTTCATTTAAATTCATAATACTAATTGTATTATAAAACTCATTTTTTATTGTGTTAAAAAATGAAAGTCTTAATTCTTCATCGTTTTTGTTATCATTTTTATTATCGTTTTTGTTATCGTTTTTGTTATCGTTTTCATACGTAGACATCTTTTTCTTTATAATAACTATTATTTATTATTATTTATTATTATTTATTATTATTTATTATTATATACTCTTTATTTGCTTTTATTATTTTTATGTATAATAAAAAACATATCTAATAAAAAAATATTAGGTATGTTTTTTGATTTTTTGATTTTTTTGATTTTTTGATTTTTTGATTTTTTGATTTTTCTATTTTTTGATTTTTCTATATATAACTAAAATCTGCTTTTAAAATTATTTTTTCCTTGCATTTATATGTAATTGATATTTCTTTCAAATTTTCATTTACATAATCTACTAGGGTATTTATTTCATTTATATAATTCTCAAATTCTAACATTTTATAATCATGATCAGGATAAATTTCTACTTTTAGGTCTGTTGCACTTCCAGCACTTCCTGCACTTCCTGCATTTGCTCTTGTTTTTACTGTTTTCAGTTTTGTAATCCTTTCTCTTTCTGCTTTATCATCTGTTGTTAATTTTCTTACATGATTTTCAAATCTAAATAATATATCTGTTACACATGTTAGAAACATATTCAATATATTAGCCATCTCTCTATTTTTATCTGTATTCTTATCTCGCAATACTATCGTATTCTTAAATGAATTCTCATCTATTAGATCATTTAAATATTGAATTCTTAAATCTTCATTACCATGCTCTCTATTTTGTACATATCTCGGTAATTCTACTGCTCTTATATGTATTAAATTTCTACATTTTTCACCTAAACAATATAGTTGTTCTCTTATATAATTCTTTTTAGATGTTTCAGATGTTTCAGGATTTGTAAATTTTATTTCATAATTGTTTTTTTGCTCTCTTAGATCAACCCAACTTATTAACGGATGAGTCCTATTTCCTTTCATTATATAGTCATTATATAGGGCGACCGAATCATCTGTCCAATATAATACATTATTTCTTAATCTTTGTATAAAATATTGGTCTATCTCACGTCCACATTGTATATCTAATGGATTTCTATCTACATGACCTGCATTTATTCTTCTCATGTATTCAAAATAATGCGGATTATGTACTGTCGTCTCTATCTTACCTGTTCTCCATGAAAATGCTGTGTGACATTGCGTACACCACATTTGGTCACAACCATCTATTTTGAAAATATGTGATGCACACTTCGGACATGGTTTTGTTTCTTTTGCTAATAATTTCGCTGATTCTACATTTTCCTGTTTACATTCATGAGTTGCATCTCGTGTATTTCCTTTTACTTCATGACAATTTGGACATGTCCATTTATCACATAATCCGCATTTCCATTGGGTTGAAAGAAATCCACGACAACCTTCCGATGGACATGCCCTTATAAATGTATGATTGTGGTTGTTTTTTTCTCCATTTCCATTGTTAGTGTCTGTGGCGTTTCCTGCTCCACCTCCACCTCCACCTCTTGTTTGATTTTCTTTTCGTCTTTCTTCAAACACTTTTGATATTTTTTCTGAATAATTCGGTGTGATTACGTCTAACATTTTAAAATCCTCTTCTAATACTTCTAATGGTAATTTTATTTCAAGGTTATAAACATCTATATTTGTGCATTCATGATAATAATTATTTTTTAATGTATTCAATATTTCTATTTTCTTTTCTATATGTCTTATGTGCTTTCTTAATTTTGATACATATTTCATACGTTCTACTATCGGTTGTGTTACTGGCATTAGAGCTCGTTCTTTATCAAATAATAACTGCTTTCTTCTATCCTTTAATTCTGTATCTATAAATACACGAGTAAACTTTTTTACCATTGCATTTCTATTCCATTCTTTGTGACAATTCATACATTGCGGTATCTCTACGCTTAGAATATATGTTTGTTGACATTCTCGACATGCTTCGTATTCACAATAATCACATGTAACATGAAGTCGGTTTGATTTATTATACTTTTCTTCGCAAATTTGACATGTCTCATTTTGAGACGCTTTTATCTCCTTCTTTTTTATATTTCGCTTTTTATTTTCTTTTGTACTTTTCTCTGATATTGCATCTGAAATTGTCGGACTCGATGAACCGGTTGATTTTTGGTCTTCATTGTTTGGGAGGGCTGGCTGGGGGGCGATTGATGATGCTGCTGCTGCGGACATTGTTGAATTTTTGTTCATATTTTGTTCTTGGTTTTCACCTTGTGTTTCCATTGTATTCGATTTTTTATTCTCTCCTTGTTTCAATTTTTTAATATTATTATCATAATTATTATCTTCATTATTTTCATTATTTTCATTATTTTCATTATTTTCATTATTTTTATTATCTTCATTATTATCTTCATTATTATTTTCATTATCTTCATTATTATCTTCATTGTTATTATATAATTCTTCTATTATTAATGATATTTGATAATCATCATAATTTTCATCTTCATTTTCTAATGATATTACATCATTATTATAATTAATATTTATTGGGGTTGATCTTGATGTTTCCATTATATTATTCAAACTTTTATTTTTATATTATTCAATTTTAATAATATTTACATATTATCAAAATATATTGATTTTCATAATATACTCATTATGATAATATACTCATTATGATAATATACTCATTATGATAATATTTAATATAAATAAAATTAAATATTATTTTCATTATATCTTCTATGTTGATTTTTCATATTTTATACATTTGCATTTATACAATTGGAAATGATGCACTCATTGCAATTCCACATACTCCTGGATCATTTGTGCTTTCTGAACGAGCTATTTTTATATAACCTTCATCTCCCCATGTTTCTCCCCATGAATTTTTTACTAGCCAATACTTTATACCATTCTCTGTTCCATATCCAACAATTAATACTCCATGATCTAGATTTGTTCCACACTTTGTTTCTGTTAATACTCCGCTTGAATAAAACTGAAAATACTCAGTATCTGCCTCTATTGCAATTGATACTGGACCTGTCGCTACTGCTTCTCTTAATACTAACTGGTTATTCGCCTCTACATCTGCACATCCTGAAAAACGAGCAACTACTTGACAACTATGACACTTGTTTGTATCTGTATGTGTGTATGGATAGGTTTCCTCTGTACACATTCCATTATCTATCGCATACTTGAAACCATCATCCATTAATCCACCGCTGCAACCTTGGTTTCCATAACTTGAAGAACACTCTACTAATTGTTGCTCTGAAAAACTCACTAGATGACCTGTCTTAATTGCCCATGCTCCTTCTAGTGCACCTGTTGTCGAAAATGACCAACAACTTCCACACTGACCTTGGTCCTTTACTGGTGTTACTGCATTGTTGTCGCGCCAATCGAAATGAAATGGTATTAAACGCTTTGTACCTGTAAAAATACTGCATGATGTGAAATTTTGGCTTGATTGCTTGGTTGTCTGCTTTGTTGATTTCTTTGTTGACTGTTGACTTCCTGTTGATGATGTTGACGACGTTGACGACGTTGATTTATAATTCTTAAATCCACCATTTATATATTTTCTCTTGAACTCATCAGCAGTTAAATCTGCAAATTCATTTATTGCCATTTTAAATGTTGATTTCTTATTTATATTATGATTTACAATCTTATTTAAATTCTCTTTGAATATATTAAATCGTTGTTCCATCTCTACAAAGGTTGAATATCTCTTATCATACCAACTCTGAAATAAACTGAAATGCGTCCAAATATCTGTTTCATTTAAAAAGGTTTTTACTTGGCTTTCACTCTTATATTCATCTGTTGTTGTTGATGAAGTTGACGATGATGACGTTGACGATGATGAAAATGGATAAGGATTCATACCATGAATTGCAAATGTTAGCCCAAATAATAATAACGTTTTAATCATTCGATTTTAGATTCGTTTATTATAATTTAAAATAACTACTTTATTTTTATATCTTTTTATCTTTTTTATATTTATCTTTTTATCTTTTTTATATTTATCTTTTTATCTTTTTTATATTTATCTTTTTTATATTTATGTATAATTCTTTTTCATGGTCTTATATATAACAATTACCAATGAATTATACCAAAAAAAAATCACGAAAATTGAAATGCAACAAATTGAAATGCAAAACTAAAAAAAATATTCGGAGTTATAAAAGAAAACGATGGAATGGAATAGTCCGTAAAATTATTAAACGCCGTTCTACTTCTAGATTACATACAAATATTCATTATGGTGGTGTTCATGGTGTTCTTTCTTCTTTATCTTCTCATATGCCAAAATGTATGTATGACCCTTTTTGTTATCAAACTAACCCTGATCATATTAAAAAATTTCATCATACATCTATTGATGATTTGATAAATAAATTGAATGAAGAACGTAGTAATGGTGATGATACATTTTTTAATTATATTATTCGTGAAACAGAAGAAATTTTACGTTCTAAAAATGATTTACCGCCTAAACAAATTGATAAATTATATAAAATTCATATTCGATTACAAGAAGATGGTTTCCCTAATATGAACGTTTTCTCTCAGATTATTGATAAAAAAAATAATTTATCTTAATTTTAACATTTTTGTTTTTTTTGATTATATAAAATTATATGCCTAATATATATAATCATCCTCAATATAATATATGAGTTATTATGATGATTATGATGATTATGATATTGATGTTATGAATGAAGAAAATCAAAATCCTAATATTGGTTATTCTTATGATGTTCATGACGATGATCATGACGATGATCTTTCTATCGGTAAGAAAAGATTTATAGAATCATCTTATCAACAAGATTATGAATATGGCAAAACTCCAAGAGAATTGTATTATCAAGTACAACCTCCTCATAATCAGATTAATATTGAAAGTACTCGTGAGAATATTGATGAGAATGTTGATAGAGATGATAGAAAAATTCAAACAACTAATGAATTATATTCTGTTGGTATCTCTTTAATTGCATTACATGGCTCTATTAAAATTCATGAACCAAGAACTTCACAGGAATTTATTGATGCTTTTGAAGTTCCTGAAGGTGTTACTATTTATAAAATTAATGCTTCTCCTCCTGGGGTTTGTAATTTATCAAGTGAAAAGGATATGGAAGAAAAAATGCAAATAATTGAGGATATCTTTTCTACTGGTCTTAGAGATAATAAATCTATAAAAGATAGTGCGAAAGATACTGCGAAAGATAGTGCGAAAGATACTGCGAAAGATACTGCGAAAGATACTGCGAAAGATACTGCGAAAAATAGTGGTAATATTCGTGATTCAAAATGGTTATCAAAATCAATACAATCTTATTTAAGAAGTTTATATGGTGGGAAAGAATTTTATTCAAAAATATCCAAATATCATTCAACTATTAAACCATCTGATGAAAAATATTTACAGGTTAAAGAGGCTAAATATGCTTATAATAAATTTTATACTATGAATGTTTATAGAGGAGCTGGTGTTGCTGGTAAGAAACCTGGAGAAAAAGGTGATGTTATTCATGATAAAATGTATGTATCAGGTGGTCAACCTTTGGGAGATCTTGATATGAATGTTACTATTATGATTTCTGATAAACAAAATGATATTTTTGATTCTCAAATTAATTTAGAAGCGGTTTCATTAAGTTATATTGTTAAAACACTTATTGACCTTGGAAAAAAAGAACTTATTATTGTTGATGAAACATGTTCTATTTTTCAAGAAGAAGATCGCGGTTTACATTATCGTGACCCTCGTGAAATTAGAAAAATGCGTAGAACTTTTCTTCAAAGAAATATTCCTGTCGGTGGCGGTGGCAGTGGTACTGGTCCGAATTGGAGTAGTCGTTGTTTTACAAAAAAAAAATCTTATAATTCTACGTCGTTGTTGGTAAAAGTTAGAAAATATAATAAAAAATGTACTAAAAAACATTATAGAAAATCTAATAAACATTATTATAAAGGTTGTAATACTAAAACTAGAAAATATACACAAACTAATAGAAATAAAATGAATAAAAATAAAATGAGTAAAAATAAAATGAGTAAAAATAAATCAATAAAGAAAATATCATAACCATAATATCATAACTATAAGCATATTGATTTTTTCAAACTGACAGATTATGGAAAATATACAGATTATGGAAAATATTTATAAAATGCAAAATATTTATAAAATGGAAATAAGATATTAAAAATATTTATATAAAATTATTATCACGATAATATTTATAATGAATAATTGTTCTGAGACTTCATGCAAATGTTTTCAAAAGGATGAATGTTGTAATAATATTTTGAAATCTGATAAATCTGATAAATCTGATAAGCCTTATTATTATATGGAAATTAAACCTGAGTGTGATTTTGATGGTGACTGTGGTAATTGTTATGGATGTAGCAAAGGGGTTAAAATTATTCCATTAAATAAATAAATAAATAAATAAATAAATAAATAAATAAATAAATAAATAAATAAATAAATAAATAAATAAATAAATAAATAAATAAATAAATAAGTATTTGAATTTAACTATCTTTTCATAATCCATTTTTGGATATATAATTATTATCATGATAATATTGTGATAATATTTATTTTTATTTCATGCTTTTTGGGAGGGCTAGAGATTTGTTACTTATTTATGGAAAAGTTTATGGAAAAGTTTATGCAAAGTTTATGAATTATCGTAATAAAATAGGGGGAAAAATAGGGAGGGGAAAAATAGGAGGGGTAAAATAGGAGGGGGAAAAGGCGAGGGGAAAATAGGGTGAAAAATAGGGGAGGAAATATGGGGTAAAATAGGAGGGGGAAAATAGGGGGAAAAATAGGGGGGAAAAATAGGGGAAAATAGGGAATTA